AGTGATTATGAAGTCCCACAAAATCGACGTCGTGTCATTATTATGGGTATACGAAAAGACAGGAATGTGCAACCATCATTTCCATCTCGTGTGAGCAAGTCTTGAATACCTGTATCAAGTGTTCTCCAAGAACGAGAAACTGTGGGTGAAGAACTTTTTTTGAGTCAAAAAGCGTTGGACGGTATTCAAAAGAAAAAAAAGACTGTGGTGCCCAAATTCTCAACCCCGACAAACCATCATTTACTATACCAGCACGATACTGGAAGGATGCACTTGTGAAATATTCAGATACAGAGATACGACGTCTTTCAGTGACAGAAATTAAACGTATCCAATCCTTCCCAGATTCATACATATTGTGTGGAACAAAAAAAGACCAAATTATTCAACTTGGAAATGCTGTGGCGTGTCGTTTTGCTTTTCATTTGGGTCAACACCTTCAAAGTTTGTTACAAAATTCATAATCGTCTTATTATTATTTATCTAAAGATTTTTTTGATGTAGAAATTAAAGATGGGAGTGTATATCTTTCAATCACGACATGGTCCATTCATTAAAGTTGGACACTATGCTGGTCAAAATGTGTATAGTCGGGTCGCACATCGTGGATTCTATTCGTGTGTATGTCCGAACGACATCAAAGACAAGGTGTCGGTGAACGACCTTGACCTTGTCGCATGGTTTCCACTGTTGACAAGAAAAGACGAAGCGTCTGTCAAAAAAAAATGGAAGGCATTTCGTATTTACAAGAGTGAATGGTTTCCTGAGACACTCTTATCAGATATCCTTGCGTATCTTGAGACACTGGATAAAGATATGAAAGACTGTTGCGATTTACAATTGGCGCTTGCCACACGTCGTCGACTGTAAATATTTTCAAATGTCATTTGAAAAAAATCATGACGCATTCAGAGCACTTGTGTTCTTGTCCATTGAGTGACTCCACTTGAACCAGCGAAAACTGAAGTTGAGTTTCCGTTCAAGTACACATTTCCACCGTTTATATACTGATTCATGAGATAACTCTCTGTTGTGAACATTCTTGTATTGGTCGTCAGTTGAAGAACACGCGTCCCACAAACCAGGATTCAACGGACTCCCACTCGCCGTCGCCATGATTAAAAATGACCGTTCATTGGTATTATTATCTTTTGACCGACTGACATTCTGTATCGTGTTTGTGGTGTCATCAATATACCAATAACACAACGACGAGACTGTCGTCTGATTATGGTCAACTACCACCACCACAAGATGATTGAGATGTTATTGTGTATTCATCTCAAATGAAGGAAAAACAAACGTACATAGGTCACAATACTTTTATTCTCGATTCTTCCATGTAAGTTATGAAGCATCAACATAAATAAGTTGGATAGTGATGTCACTGTCGCATAACGGATATTATCATTATCAAACAAGGTAATACATCTTAATTTATTCAAGGAACGTGGTGTCACCTGCTCATTGCCATTGATTGCGCAAGATGACTAAACCCTAGATTTGCTCTTCAGATCATCAAATGGACAGACGAGTTATTCACGAAAGGCAGTGTCAAAATCGAAAAACCACTCCTTCTAATCTCCAACAGAACACAGCTCGACCTTGAAGCGGAAGAATTAGAAACCCGATGCAACCCTTTGCACTACAGTAATCAAATTTTCTCTATGTCTCGTACATTGGTCAGGGTCTTGTGAAGATAGGTGCGCGTCATTGTCGTATCCACGAACGTGAGATAAAACTTGTGTCGTGTGAAACATTATATCCTCAATTCCGTTTTATCAAAATTTTCCGATATCTTCAGGAGTCATTGAGAAGACCATCCATACTCTGTTGGAAAAATATCGTTATCCGTTTGAAAAACAGAAAGAGGTATACAAACCATCTGGAAAACTCCATGAGTTTATAGAGATGATTGGCAAAATGCTTGAAGAAAACGACCTGAAATACCAACTCATGGCAAAAGACCAAATAATTCTCAAATTAGAAAACGAAAATATTGAGCTGAGAAATAAGATTATGTTATTATCTCAAAAAATGGAAATAGAACTACAATGACTATCGTTGTCTTATCAACCAAAAGAATTTTGTTATTGAAACACAATCAGGAGTTTATTGAATGGAACGGATATCTTTTTCGCCAATTGGGGGATTTCAATTTTATATGTTTCCGAAACATATAAAATTTTTGAATCGAAGCGCTTCTCGATAAAATAACTCTTAGAGGACGGGAAAGCCGAGAGCGCCACCACTGATCCTGATGATGTTGTTGTTCACAGCGGTCACAATGAACTGGAAGGTCTGTGCACGCTGATACACGTTTCGAGGTGTTTCGTCCAGTGCACCCGCAATGAGGTTCTTCGGTTCGGCCACATACCGCGCCTCCACTGACGCCGTCGGTATAATAGACACATTTGTGAGTTTGCCGTAGTTTGTACTGCCCATAGGATCCAAGCAGATGAAATCGAGGGAATACGAGTACATGTGGTAACCGGGGACGACGGGAATGACAGGAGCAGCGAAATAGGGTTCGACCAGCGAGTAGTAGTCGCTGCCCATGCTGGCCAGACGTTGGGTGTTCTCGTAGATGAGGGAGGTCTCACTAATGGGGTCATTGCCTGGGAAGTGAGCGTCAATCACCAGACTGCTGTCAGCGTCGGAACGACCAACCGCGAGTGTCTCACGGGTGGTGTAATTCGACCAGTACGAAGGGATGGTGGTATTTCGTACACTGAAGAACAGCACCTTGACAGCGTGTGAGAAACGAATGTCGTAACTCTGGTTGGGATTCTGGAAAGGATTGTACGACTGGATGGGAGCTGTTTGCACCTGCTCGATTAAAATATCTCTCGGGGCACAGGCCATGCGTTTACGTTCGTCATTGCTGACAAGTGCGTAGTTTGCCCACACTTGGACAGATGATAATTCGGGGATTGTGCTTCCAAAATCAGCCAAAACGGGCACACGAGAAATGACAATGGATTCATTCGTGTCATTGAACGTAATCAGGTCCCACGCAATGAGCAATTCATAATAATTTCGAAGCGAGAACTGAATCCGCATGTCATTGTAGGGAAGAGCGGCGGTAGGGAGAGCAACTCCACTGTCGCGAGAATAGAAAAATGGAAGAGGGAGATTGAGTACTTTTGTAGGGAGCGCCTTGCGGGGTGTGATGAGGTCGTCGGTCATACCAATCATATTTAGATACCCGACCTGTTTTCCGGCAGGTGTGGTGAACGCACTCCAGAAATCCAGTTGGTAGTTGTCAAATCGTGCAGCGACCAGGTCATTAAATGTCACTGCTGCTTCACGAATAATATTATGAGCAAGATTAGGAGTCCACGAGATGTAGGTATCAATAGTGACATCACGTCCCTCGCGTTTTGATTGAATCGCGGGAGCGACGACAATGGGAGGAAGAAGAAGTCGCAACCATGTATACATCAGATAATCACCGGCACGCGAGATGGAGACAGACCATTCTTGACTAAATCCAGGAGTACCACTTGCACGACTCAGCACCACGGGCACTTGAGTGAACCATGTGGCCTTACGAGTTGCACGCACAAAATATGCGGTGGCATCAGGACCACCGTACATGTATTTTTCAAGTTCATCATATGTTGCGAGGTCAATGAACCCGGACGTAAGATTAGAGGTTACAATCGACATGGTAATAAAGTTTTTTTATTTATGTACTCCAAGAAAAAAAAAATTAAAAAAAAAAAATATAATTCGGGTGATTTAACAAGTTTTTTTTGAACATGGTAAAAAAAACGTCAACATGAAATGAGTGATGAAAACATGTTTTTGTTTTGTACCGTCGTCAATACTGATCATTTTGAAAGTCCACTCGTTTTTTCATCCACACAATCATTCTGTTGACTCTGTCTTGATGTTAGTGAATAAAAAAATATGTTTCTTGTTCTTTCTTTTTATCATTGTGCCACGAGAAATGGATTTTTTAAAGATTTTATTGATGTGAAAAGGACAGTTGTTTTTCCTTGTTATCCCAATGTGGGATTGTAGATGCACTGTCTCACATCTGATTGGACATCAAAGTCTTGAAATTTTAATTCGTTTTTGTGTGGTGTCATTTGGAAGTATTGAAAATAAAGGCGAGAATCTTGTTCTGACGACCATCCATACGTTGAACCACCACGAAATGTTGAAAAGAAAAACACCCAATTCAGATTGTCTGTCGATTCATTTGATGGAATCATGGGAATGTCTTGACACGCACACACAAGTTCTCCTCGACCTTGACTTTTTGAGATAAAAATTTGAAATTGTCCGTCGTCGTTTTCCGGAGTTCCACAATCGACGTAAAAGGTAACTGTATACCATACGTCTCGCTGTAATGATAGGCCAAATGGTATCTCTTGAGAAAAATTATAGTAGTCACCACATTCATTTTTCCCGTATTTTGAATATGTGTATGCATACAGGTAACCAAGTAGACAATTTGACGTGGTATTACATGATGTTGTATCTGATGTGTATTTCTCCGTTGGTGAATTAAATCCTCGCCACATGAGTCGAATGCTTGCACCTTTTGATTCACTCTGTGGCGTACACCCAGATGGTGGTTCGACGATACCAATACCAGGGAGTTTTCCTCCCATGCCCCAGTAGAAATTTTGGTCAAAACAGACCGCGTATTGCAAAAACATTTCTCGTTGTGTCAATACCAATGCGTCGCCTTTATTCATTTTGATAAATGTACTGAGACCTGATGCACTCTGAATCATACACGATTGAATCGTTACACACAAAACATTCTGTGTCGTGTTGACAATAGACAGTCGAGCAAGATAATCTGTTGAAAGCGACTGATGAAAGAGGTCTTTGAAGGTCGTCAGTGACAGTGGAGGACCTTCAATTGGTACAGATGAAAAGTCCACACTATATGGAACCGTGGTCTCTGTATATTTTTCACCGTGACCCATTGTGTTTACTATTATACTCACTATGATCACAATCACCACCACAATGAAAAGACAAAGAAGAAAAAGTTTGTCCATTGGCTTTTCTTTCCATGAAAAAAAAATATTCATCAATACCACATTTCACGACGACTAATAAGAATGAACTCATTGTTCTTCAAAATCAGTTCGTTTATTGGAATACAACCTCTTGTTGACTGCCCCGTTGTACAAGCACCATGAATTGGATTTGGTACAAATTCAATTGAAGTAAAGACGGTAGTAGTTTTTCGAATAATGAAATAAGTTGATGATGTATAGAATTTCTATAAAAAATCACGTCTTTATTTTTGGCGGGAGCGTCGTAAAATCAAACAGTTCGTTGTATGCATACATGTGTTGATACGGGTCTTTGTTTGTCAATGATATTTCGACACGACATAAAAAACGATAGAATGCTTCAGGATGCCCCACGGTTGCATACAAACACATGTTTGCTATTCCACGAAAAGTTTTCCACATGAATCTGTGTGTTACCAATGAATATAAAACAAGTTCATGTTTCTTGGAGTACCCGTTGTGTTGATAATCCGCAATCCATCCACGATAAAACCCGATTGTTCCAGACCCTATCATATAATACTTCAAAAATTTTTGTGCATGCATTGTTTTTGTTTATAGAGTGTTTTCTTTCTTAAACATGTCTGTGTTGTTGAATCAAAGACCCACGACTGGAGATGTTGTAAAAGCATTTTTTGCTTGTTCACATGTTTTGACGATATCAGAAATCTGTTTTGGTGAGACAAAAACTTTCGAGTTCACGTGTCTGTCAGTATTCGCATCAGAGAAATAAATTTCTTTCTGGACACGGACAAGGTGATTGTGCTGAACACTCTTTTTTTCATGAGTGCTTCACTTTTCCAAAACCATCCGAGATATGTGGCAGTCACTACATATTTATTCATGTACACCGTATTTTTGTTCGTCAGTATCTGACGGATATCAGATTCTTGTCGACGCTGAACAGGTCAAAATTGTGTCATTTCAATTTACGTACCGTCATCGCCACGATATCAAAAGAAGGACGGAGTCGGTTCTTTTGAACTCCAAACTTTCACCTTTACGGTGAGAGTTTGAATTCTAATGTATTGGCATGACGACTTTGTCGTACAAGTTGACAAATAGAATTTATTGACTCGAGTGAGGCATGACGACTTTGTCGTACACGTTGCTCACGCTCGAACAATACAATTATATTAAGGTGAATTAAAATTATGGCGCCGTTGTATTCGAGGTATGGTATTGCGATACCTCGAATCTAGCACCATGGATAGAATTTGTACCAAATTCAATCTCATCATTTTACCGTAAAGGTAAAATGATGGGTACGACGGTATTGTTTACAACATTTTTCCGGTTGGTAATCTTTTTATGGCGAACCGTGTCAATTTTTTTCTAGATACTTACGATGGGACAGTTCCATACATACGAAAAACCAAGAATCTCGAGTTGTTTCAACACATCATGTCGGTACAGCGATTGAAAATCTGCTCGGTTGCGTGCCAAAACAAAAAGAGTGAGTCGCAGTGGGTCAGACACAATCGCCCATTCATATTGACCATTCTTCACCGCACCCAACGACAATACGTAGTAATCCGCGGTACGTTCCTGATTTTCAAATTGAATCCTAAGATATCCGGGACGCACAATAGTTCCTGTGCCACGAACTTGGTTGGGTTCACCGCAGACTCGAACCTGGGAGTTGATGACCTCTATTGTATCTTCATCGATACGTCTATATTCAGTTTTATTTTGTCGTCCAAATTGTTCGATAAGTCCTATGGAAATGACGTTACCGATAACCTGTGTCCATTCTCCAAGGTATGCTTCCCACACAATCTCACTGACTGGTTGGATTTTTGGAACGTCGAGGAGTGAGTAGATAACATTGTGCAGGTTTTGAAAATCACATTTGGCGTGTATGGTGTCAAGAACCTGATTTGCGGATGAAAACAGGTGCGCTTCTAATTCTTGTAAAACACTCATTCTATGTATACCATAGACAAAAAGATTAAAGAGATAAATTATTTGTGGGAGATTGTCCATGACTATTTTTTCGATGATTATTTTTTTTTTCAATGCACTTGCGTCAGTCCATAAATGTAATGGTTTGAGGAGTAACTGGAATGGTTTTTCAGTGAGTTTGTGTCCAATTAGTCTCATGGGTGTGCACGTCTCAAAATAGATGAATGGACAGTCTGTGGTTGTGAGAGTCTTTGTCATTGTGACATGAACACAACTTGGTACACAGAACTGGTTAATTTTTGAAGACATTCCCTTCGGTCTTGTTGTTCACACGGTCTCTCTTGCGGTGCAGACTTTATTGCTCATGCCGGGTTATTGCTGAATGATTCGTTCTTTTTGGATATTACAGCGGAACGTATTGTTCGGTGTCGTCCGGTCGTGGACACGTCTGAATTTTCTTTGCTTTCATTGGCACAACCCAATCGGTCGCTTCGGCAACTTTTAGACACGACACTGTCATTCCCGTCATCGATTTTAAGAAAAACGACGAAAGATGAGTATTATATTGATACGTACCTACCACTCTCATCAAACTGTTGGACATTTATTTTTCAGATTGTAAAGAGCAATCATTTGGACGAAAACACGGAATTTTTGAATCATTATCATTATTTTCAAATGTCAAGTCATCTCTATCCTTTTTCAGTATTGTTCCCCAATTGTTGATCATATCCTGAAAAAATTTGTGGCATGCAATGTGTTTGTTCGTCGATTTCTTTTCTTTACTTTACACTCAAATTTCTGAAAAACACGAAAACGTTCTGAAAAGTACCGTCTTCACTTTACATCATTTTACCTCTACTTTGAAATGATGAAATTGAATTTGACACAAATTCAATTCATACCTACAACAAGGGCGTTGTTGTACACATTGCCAAAAAACTTGTCTACCTTAAAACAACAATGTGTAGTTGGTATTTTGAATATTCAGATAAAACGTTGAAAAGAAGAAATGAATAATTTAGATTAAACATGTGTATGTTGTTGAGCGAAAGACCATGACCGGAGATTTTGTAAAAGCAGGACTGGGAGTGTGTTTTTGTTTGTCTGAAAGTCATTGACATGTTTTTTACATGTGTTGAGGATATCAGCAATCTGTTTTGGTGAGACAAAGATTGTGGTAATTTGTGAGACAAAATCAGGAACAAGCAGTCTGAAACTTTCGAGTTCACGTGTCAATATTCGTATCAGAGAAGACCTGTCGTAGTCAAACGCCATGAGAAACATGACGAGAAGCGAAAGTTTGAGGTCGAGAAATATTTTTCTCTCTGGACACGGGCAGTTCATTGTGCTGAAGACTGTATTTTCTCTATTTTTTCTCAGTTCAGCTTTGAAAAGCGTCCGGTCACTTGATATACATGTTGAAATGATAATTTGAGTGTGTGGAAAGGACGTCATAAATCGAATCGTGAGGTCTGAATATAGTTGTCCTGCTGTATATTTGTCTGACCACAGTTCATCCTGTTGTAATAAACTGTTCAAAACATTCATATCATACGGATAGTAAATATATTTTCGATGAAAAGCATCATACACGTGTTTATTTTTCATATAGATGTATAAGAACACTACTGGAAACATCGGATGATGTTTGGCATTCTCAAAAATCATGAAATCATTCGGAACACGTTGTAATAATCCTTTGAGTTGAATCTTGAAATCTTGAGTTTTTTGTTTACGAACGTTCGAAAGGTATTTACTCATTTCTTGAGCACCCTGTGCAGTCCATACGAGTTTTTGTTTTTTCTGTTTGACGTAACGTTCATTGTCCAGATATGACGCCCATAGTTGCAGGATATTATTGTCCATAAATTGATAGTTTGATTTCAGATAATGTAGAATCTTTTGTCGTCTTTCCATTTCTTTTTGTTGAAAAATTTTTTTTAACATGAGGAATTTTAAAAAATGAGAGTCTTTGAAAAAAACAGTATTTCATCTATACGACTATGAAGATTTTTATTTATCAATGGTTTGTTGGCGACGAACGAGATGAGAATGATGAGATGGTGACTCGATTCCGGGTGTATGGACTCGACGAACACGGAGAGACAGTGTGTCTCCATATTCGTGGTTTCCATCCGTGGTTGTTTGTGGAAGTGCAGACATCATTGCCTTGGACAGAATACAGAAATATGGTGAAAAACAAGATACTGGAACGATATAGATCAGTCTTGAAACCGTTTTCCATTATGTATAAAAAGAAACTGTATTTTCATCACGAGGAGAAAACGTTTCCGGTATTGAAATTGTCGTTTCCAAACATTCAAACACGAAAAAATGCATATTACCGACTCCAAAAATATGACACGACACTTTTTTCAAAAAAAATTCGACTGTTGTGTCATGAAGAAAAAGCCGACCCATTGCTTCAGTTGACCTGTCTTCAAGACCTTCCAACGGCTGGATGGATTGACTTTCGAGGCAACCATACTCCGGTGTATCAAAAAGTCACCTCACTCGACCATGAGTATACCGCTGACTATATGCATGTCCATCGTGTTGAACATGAAACTGTGCCGTCTATTACTCTGTTGAGTTTTGATATTGAAACCTATTCAACCAATTCGCAACGAATGCCTGATGCAAATATCGAGGGTGACTGTATTTTTCAGATTTCATGTGTGCTTGAACACAAGAAGAAGATACGTAAAATTCTCTTGACACTGGGACGTGTTGTCTTGTCACAAACAATAGAAGTCAGATGTTTTGAAGATGAAAAGAGTCTTTTGCTCGGATTTCAAACGCTCTTGACTGAATTTCAACCTCATGTTTTGGTCGGATATAATATTTTTGGATTTGATATTCCATACATGGTTCGACGTGCACAGATGTTCAATATCATGGATACGTTTGACCGTTGGGGTATTCCTCATAAGATTCATTCGGCACTGAAAGAAATCCGTTGGTCGAGCAGTGCCTATTCATTTCAAGAATTTCATTATTTGGACGCTGAAGGTCGCGTCCTTGTTGACCTCCTTCCGGTGATTAAACGTGAATATAAATTTAGTAACTATAAGTTGAAAACGGTGTCGACGTTTTTCTTGGGTGAGACGAAAGACCCTCTCACTCCACAAGATATTTTTGATGCATATCGCGAGTGTATTCTTGAAAAGGGACATCATAAGAAACTGTCAGCGTGTGGGAAATATTGTGTACAAGACGCTCATCTTGTTCTTCGTTTGTTTCAAAAACTTGAAACATGGATTGGACTGGTTGAGATGGCAAAAATATGTAATGTACCAATCATGTCTCTGTATACACAAGGACAACAAATCAAGGTTTTTAGTCAGGTATATAAAAAATGTATGAAGGACGGGATTCTTGTGCAATCATTTTCGTCACTTCCACATGTTGAGGCATTGGAAGAAGTTGATGGATATAGTGGTGCTTATGTGTTTCCACCAAAACCAGGTGTGTACGACTGGGTGCTCCCTTTTGATTTTTCGTCCTTGTATCCGACAACGATTATCGCATATAATATTGATTATTCGACACTCGTTCTTGACCATAGTGTTCCTGATGAAAAGTGTCATATTATTGAATGGGAAGACCATATTGGGTGTGTTCATGATGTGGAAAAAACAAAAAAAGAACGTGTTGTATGTAAAAAGTATCGATTTCGTTTTGCCAAAGAACCCGTCGGTGTCTTGCCATCTCTTTTGCGCACATTATTGGAACAACGGTCAGAAACCAAGAAACGAATGAAGTCTGTCAAAGATGAGACATTTCGAACAATACTTGATAAACGACAACTTGCGTACAAAGTGTCTGCAAATTCAATGTATGGTGCCATGGGTGTGAAGAGAGGATATCTTCCATTCATGCCCGGTGCCATGTCGACAACCGCCATGGGACGCATGTCCATTCAAAAAGCAGCCGAATATGTCCAGAAAAAGCATCAAGGACAATTGATTTATGGAGATTCTGTTGTGCCTGATACGCCTTTGTATATTCGTCAAAACGGTATCGTTCATATTTTGACGATTGAAGATTTTTTTCATCAGTATCCGAAACAGGCGTATCCACAGTTTCGTGCTCATGATACTCTCCCTATTGGGAAAGAACAAGCGATACCCTCTGATAATGTCGAAATTCTTGGGTCAAGAAGATGGACGTCTGTCCGTCGGATTATCAGACATACCACAATCAAAAGCACGTATCGAATCTTTACATCATCAGGTATCGTCGAAGTGACTGAAGACCATTCTCTTTTGCTGTCAAATGGACGTTTGATAAAACCCGTTGAACTTCATCGTGGTATGTGTCTATTGACGTTTCCTGATGATGTGTTGTGTGAACAGACGAGTGATGAGAAAGAAACGTTTTCTTATGACGATGAGGGTGTGCTTGACCTCTGTACATACACGTTTCCTGTTGAATGTGCAAAGATTTTCTGGAGACTTCGACGGGATTTTCCTCATCTCGTCTTTTCATATCCAACAATGAATACGATTCGTCTTCATCTTCATAATAGAGAACGGCGACCTCGTGGATTTGTCTTTATGATTGAAAAAAAGACGTGTTCACAACGACAGACGGTCTATGATATTGAAACACGTGAGGGATGTTTTCATTGTGGCATTGGGTCATTAGTGGTGAAAAATACAGACAGTATCTACTGTCATTTCACCAAAAATTGTGACCCGTCACGAATATGGTCACTTGCAAAATCCATTGAAACAGAATTTGTCCGTCTCTTCCCACCACCCATGAAACTCGTGTTTGAAGAAAAGATATACAAAACATTTCTTATCCTCACCAAGAAACGGTACATGGCATATACCTGTAATCAAGACGGTAGTCTTGATAAGGATCTGACTATCCGTGGTGTGCTTCTTGCACGACGAGATAATTGTCGTTGGATTCGTCATATCTATGAAAAAGTCGTCAGGATGATTATGGACCGTGAAACAAAGAATCAGATTCTTCATGTTATCGTTCAGTGTGTGCTTGAATTGTTTCAATGGTGTGATTTTCGTGTGTCTGATTTTATTGTTTCTAAACTTGTGGGAAAAAATTACAAGATTCGTCCTCTCCCTGAAGATTTGAAAAAATTCAAAAAACGTTTAGACGACCTTCATATTGATTCATCGTCTTGTGTTTCAACTGCGGAAGATGTTCAACGTTTTAATCGATATCTCACTGAAAACGACCCGTTACGTCATTCTTCTGAACAATGGTTTCAATCGTATATTGAAAAGAGTCAACCGTCTCATGTACAACTCGCTATGAAAATGAAACGACGAGGATTTCCGGTTGAAGCAGGAAGTCGTATTGAGTATATTGCGATTGAGGTTGATGACCCAATAAAGAGTAAATTAAATGAAAAGATTGAAGACCCGTCTTATTTTTGTATGCATTGTGATATTTTGCGTCTTGACCGATTGTATTACGTGCAGTCATTGGCAAAACCATTAGACCAGCTTTTAGAGATTGTGTTTCATGTCTCTGATTTTACCAAAGGTATTTTTCTTCTTCATGTCAGTCATAAAAAGGTTATGATGGAGATTGAAGAAAGACAACGACCTCGTCTGGTTTTTCAAGGTGATGATGGTGTTCTCAAAAAGACAGTGACAAGAAAAAAAAAAACGGTACAAAAGAAGAGTATTTATGATTTTGTATAATTTAGACACAATTGAATTTAAGCAGAAATTCAATTTATCATTCATGTCAAGAGCAAACATTATACAATAAATGTCAATAATTGGTGTTTGGTGTCTTGGACTGATGTGACCGGGTGTCCAATGACATGTGGATGATGAAGGAGTAAAAAGTCATTCCCGTCTGGTGAATGCTTATCTCCAAAATAGTGAATCTCATCATAATTCATAAACATCAAGACGTCCATGACTTGGACCTTGTCCCACTCTGATGGGAAGAGACTCAGACCAACAGAACCACCTTCAAGGACTTGTATCGATTCGTCTGGAATCTCATGACGCAACTTCTGTAGCAGTGTGTGACGAATGTGATGACGGGTATCATGAACAATAAAATCTTGTCTTTCCTGCTGTGTTGCTTGCATCCCCACAAGTGATATATACACGAAACCATGACGCATATCAATAAAGTGACCACTTATTGGATAGTCGACAGTTGAAAGAAAGGCAAGTGCACATTTGATAAGTTCTTGGATTTTTCGAAACGTTTTATGATGTCGAATATTTTTTTCATATATTTTTTGACCATCTCTGTGATACACAGTACCACACTCTGAAAAGATATGGTGAAAATAAACGTCTTTGGTTTGTTCATATATCTTTGAAAAGACTCCACCTCCCACGATGCCGAGGTGAACATCCTGTTGTGTTTGTATATGCACTAACACTTTTTTCATTTCTTCAGAGAGAGTGTGTCCAGATTCTGTGAGTGTTCCGTCAACGTCAAAAAGCAACAGTTTCATGTTTTTCTACAAACCAATATTTATTCGGAAAAAAATGATTTCTTTCTTTGTTTCCTTTGTGATTCATAAAAGAAGTATGCAGCTTCCGTCTATCTCTGACGAACAACAAGATATTGTTGATTGTGTGCTTGATGGACACAATGTACGAGTCGATGCCGTTGCGGGATCTGGAAAGACAACGACAAGTTTATATATTGCACAGTCATGTCCTGATAAAAATATATTGTTATTAACGTACAATGCAAAACTCAAGACGGAAACACGACACAAAGCATCAGCGTTGAACCTTTATTCACTTGAAGTTCATAGCTATCATGCGTTTTGTGTCAAATACCTCGACCGTCGTGGATATACTGATAGTGGTATCCTTCGCTTTTTAGAAAAGACACAAGTGGAACAGACAGACGCATTCGATTTTTGTTATGATATTGTGATTATCGATGAGGCACAGGATATGAATAAGATTTATTTTCGCATGGTTCAGTACATTTTGAAGCACTGTCGTGTTGCACCACAGATTGTTGTCATGGGAGACAGGAAACAGTCTATCTATGCGTTTAATAAAGCGGATGCACGTTATCTCGTGTTGTGTCCACATATTTTTCCAAGTGTGTATTCGTGGAAAGAAAAAACGTTGTCTGTCAGTTATCGTCTGACTCAACGTATGGCCATTTTTTTAAACAGGTGTTGTGCTGGAACGCTTCCTATACGTTCTGTCAAACATGGTGCTCCTGTTGAGTATGTTGTGTGTTGTACATTTGGAACAAAACCATGTGATATGATTCAGTCGTATATTGATAAGGGTTTTCACTATGATGATATTTTTGTTGTAGCAGCGACATTGAAAAGTCAACAGAGTCCTGTTCGTGTCTTGGCGAATAGGTTGTCAAGTCGAAAGATTCCCATCTATGTACCGACACATGATGATGAGAAACTCGACGAAATAGTCTTGAAAAATAAGATTGTTTTTAGTACGTTCCATCAGGTCAAGGGTCTAGAAAGAAAGATTGTGTTTGTGTTTGATTTTTCTGCAAACTACTTTCACTATTATGCAAAACAGGAAGACCCTTATTTGATGCCAAACACACTGTATGTTGCAACAACTCGTGCGCAAGAACATCTTGTTGTTTTCCATGATGACGGGAGTGCCTATTGTCCATTTCTTGATGTTTCACGACTTGTGTCGTGTTGTCGTGTCTCGTATCACACACGAAAAACACTTCCAACAATGTTTGTTCCTCGTGAGGTCAATGAATCTCTCAAAGAATTTAGTATAGATGATATTGTACGTTATATCCCAGTCGAGATGATTGAAGAGTGTCTACACTGTCTTGATATTGTTATTGAGAAATCAAAAAAAAAAAAAATCTCATTTATGTTGACGACAAAAAATCATGAACAGGGTTTAGCAGAATATGTTGGAGATATTACATGCAGTGCGATTCCCAGTTTTTTTGAATATCTCTCAACTCAAAGAATGACGTTATATACTCATCTTCAATCGTTGCGTCCATCAAAAAAACTTTTAGGTCGTCGTCGTGAAGAAGACATTGACTCTCTTTATACCATGTTTGAAAAAGAACAAAGCATTGAATCGTTGTTGCGTCTCTCAACGGAATGGGTCATTCAAAAAACAGGATATCATTTTAAAAGATTCCAGATTCAGAGTTATACATGGTTGACTCAAGACCATTTGGATGAGGCTGTTCATAGACTCCAAATGCGTATTCAAAACACATTACATATTCAATTTGAAAAACACGTTTGGTGTCCGTTCTCAGATGTTGTTTTGAAGGGATTTTGTTCCATTTATCATCAACAAAAGAAACAACAATGGATTCTGAAACTTGTGTCTGAAGTCAAACCTCATCATTTTGTCCATGCCGGGATATTTCACTTTATTGGACAGAAGATGCATGGTGATGCTGTGTCAACATTTTTATACAATATCGTCGATGATTGTACGTATACGATATCTATCAAAGCACCAGAGTCCTTTGAGCATGTCTTGTTGAAAATCATTGATGTGAAACGACATGGTATGGAAGAAAAAAGTGACCAAGAATTTATTCGAGCGTGTCAAATATAAAAAATTTTTCAAATAATTATGCCATAAATACCGTCATCACTACGATTTCAAAAGAAACGACTCCGTCCTTCTTTTGAACTCCGAACTTTCACCTTTACGGTGAAAGTTTGAATTCTAATTTATTGGCATGACGACTTTGTCGTACAAGTTGCACAAATATAATTTATTGACTCGAGCGCCTTTGGCCCAATCAATTTATCAAAGATTTCGAGCTGATAACTCAATCGGCTTGTTCGACACGGAGGGGTAATCACAAATGTTAGCGTTTTTTTTTCATCATCAAACGTGAAACTAATGTATTTTCCCGCATTGTAGATATTGCTTCTTGTTTGTAAGCTCCCGAAAATAGGGCTCTCAAATGAGGCTGTTCCTTCGAATTGAACATTGCTAAAATCATACACGAGTGTGATCGGGAGTTTTGGATCCACAATGTTCATGTTTGTTGCGAACGCCGCTGAAAAATTCCATAAGCGCTTCATGCTCTGATTTGACGGGAATAATCCAACGGTTGTGTAGTAAGGTATGACAACGTTTGGGTCATACTCTACGGTTACGTTTTGAAGATAGATCGGGAGATTATTACAAGCAATACTATCACACATCCTATCTATTATGTTGTAATATTTTTTTTTTACTGTACAATTTATTTTGACCATGTCCCGTTATTCCAAGTATATGTCGTGAATTGGTTAATTTCTGTAGTTGTACCGTTGGACAGTAAGATAAAGGTAAGAAATGGATATTGGGGACAACCGACGATAAATTGAGACCCGTTTGTTGGTGTTATGCATATATTTATTATTACATCTATGCTCATTTCCCATGAGAGTGTAGAAACCCCATCCCAATAATATTGTCCGGGGACAGAAGATGGTGTACCGTACGATAAGGTCAGGGTACCACTGCATGAGGCGTCATTCAGATTGAAATTTAACAAAAACTCTCGTGTCCGTCCTTCCTTCACCGGACATATTTGAGCGTCCAACTGCAACACGATTCGTTTTTGTGTTGGTGTGTCGACATACGTAATTGTAAGGTTCTTTTCATTCACCACGAAGAATGAATTCGATAGAATAAGAGACCCGATCGCTTGACCTTCAAATGAGATGAGATATTCTGCCTCTACATTATCAAGATTGTATTCAATGGTATACGTGTCACGAGTGGTGTGTGACAGTGTCCCGTTCAATTGGAAGGACCAGACACGATTCAGAGCGACATTACTGGGGATGAGACATGACCATCAGTAATGGATACGGTATATTTTTGGAGGTAGATCGGGAGATTGTTGGAAGGAATGATTGCCATTTCTTTATTCATTGAAAAAAAAATGTGAATTTCTGTTATTCATTGTCAAAAAAAGCAATATGAATCCAAAACCCTGTGCTTTTCGTGATATCAGACACGTCTGTGACAGAAACACCCAATTTGTGAAACATTTCACATACATTTTGAAACGGTGTTCCTGTCATCCCAAGTTTTTCAAAAATAGATGCATCCCAAGTGTTTTTGATATGGAAACCTTTTACCAATGTTGATATTCGAACGGGTCCAACTTTTTCACGAAAGTCACCAAATTTTATTTTTTTTTCAAGATAACCTTTGAGTGCACATTCTTCTAATTCTTTCCAAATGCGTTCGGTTATTTCTTTTTTAAAAAGATTCACCGCTGATTGAAGTTCAATCAAAAAATCACGTTCTCGTTGGGTTTCGTACTCTTTTTTTTTTCTCATTCGTTCTTCATATTTATCTTGTGCACTTTTTCTCAACTCTTGAATATTCATAGATGTATGATTTTTTTCATATGAAGAAAATTAAAAACAAAATTTTTTATCTTTGACGTTTTTATTAATTAAATAGTACCGTCATGGCAAAAATAGAATTTGACACAAATTCTATTTATTGCGCTAGACAAGTGTTCTGGCATTGCCAGAACACTTGTACAACGGCGCCGTGTATTCGAAGTATGTCATTGCCATACCTCGAATCAAGCATCATAATGTTAATATAAGTGTAGTGTTGGAGCACTATTGGCGCTCCAATGAATAAATTATATTTGTGCAACTTGTACGACAAAGTCGTCATGCTAATAAATTAGAATTTGGGTGAAGACGGTATTCTTATACATCGTCAAACACTTCTTCATGTCAATTCATTAACAGCATCTTTTGGCAAGATTGTTCGACTTTCAGATGCAGTCAACACCAGTCACATACTATTTTGCCTTTGGAATCTTTGAACCCTCAAGTCACCACACTGTCATTTCAAAACAATCAGGTTGTAGGATGTAATGTTGGGACCATTACCGTGGTCGTTACTTATGTACCGTCCGGATATGCACTAAGTTCTTCAACAGTATCACTCTGTCAAAACACAACGGCAACGATTACGGTGACACCCATCATAATTGTTTTATGCATTTTCAAATTGAATTTCGCTCAATTCAATTTTTCTGCCGTCACCAAAATAGAATTTGGCACAAATTTTATTTATGTTCAGTATTCCGTCAAAGCATCATAATGTTCACTCACCTTAATAGGTATAACTGTATTCACATCAATAAATTATATTTTGGATAAATTAGAATCAAACTTCCACCATCAAGGTGAAAGTTTGGAGTTCACATAAAGGACAAGTGATGACGGTACTATTAACATAGCATATTGTATTGGATACAGAGTGTCGCCCATTGCACCATGAATGTACACTGTGGAATATCCCAGTCTAAAAATGTTTTGTGATGGTCATCATGGACATAGTCATACCATCCAATGGAATGTAAGAAATATTGCCACGACCCGTGGTCGGTAAAACATTGTTGTGGATATCGAAGAAAACGAAATACTAATGTGATTGATGGAAAGCGTTGTAACAAGATTTTTTCAGAAAGTCGTCGACTTACAATAATCTTTTGAATCTGAAAATCGTGGACATAGTGTACGAGTTTTTTTTCGATATCGCAGTCATTTATCGAATGACAATAGGTTTTTGTTGGAGAGACAATCTCATAGAGATTCCATGTTTTGCATTCATGATTGCCGTCAAGAAAAAACGCACCCTGGATATTGAGTGTTTTCTTTGTGTGTTCATGATGTGTCACATTCTTGGCGAGAAAACAATGAAGATTCCATTGACGGATATCAGTCATGACCGCCTCTCGGACCTTGACAATATCTTCTTTGAACTGAACAATGTATGATTGAATCTCTTTGTGATAGACATTGACGAGATGTAGACGAAAAATACCACGTGAAAGACATACTCCATACAAGAGTGATTGTAAAAATGCACGGTCTAACCAGTCAGGTGATTTTGACGCTTTGATTTCAAACACTTCAAGAAGATGTTTTGATGACGATGGTGGCATCACGATAGCATCAGCAATACCCGTCAGAAAGGGCATGGCAACATTCTGTTGAATCTTGAGATGTTCTAATTCAGTATCCTGAGGACAGTACTGTTGAATGGTGTGACGGATGCGTTGCCAATGATTCACAATCTTTTGGACAAGAGAAGGATTGTGGCGCCAGAATATTTTTTGGAAACATGCAAGATGGAGTTTACTGTACAAAATCGCACCTTCGACTTGTTTGTGAAGAGACAACTGATGAAATGACGAATATCGTTTTTGAAATCTTATGTATGCATGTCGCATCATCTGTATTTTTTGTTGGAACGATTGAAAAACATTGTGATGCTCAAATGTTCCATCTGTGGCAGAGTTTTTGGGCCATGTTTTTTTCCACAGACCAAGTGTCAATGTCTCAAACACAACACCTGAAAATGTGCTGTCCTCTTCAGACATTGACGTGTTTTTGAATTCATATTGTTCCAAAGGAACAGTCTTGTATTTTTTTGCATAATTTTTTAAGAGTGTTTGTGTTGAAAACGAAAGAATCGATAATCTCAGTGTCTCAGTGATAGATTGTTCCTTTTCGAGCATACGACGTTTTTGAGTTCGAAAGTCTTCATATACCGTGTCAATATTTGGTTTTTTTTTGAGTGTATTTTTCTTTGTCGAGACATTGACTGTTGGTTGTGGACACTCATTGTAGAGGTTGAGCACATTACTAAACCTGTCTTTTGATGTAGGTACATAAAACACGACACTTTTTTTTGCACGAGACAGAGCGACCGTCGTCAGATTGACCACAAGGTCGTCTGAAAAGTTTGCAAACGCAAGTTCTAATGGAAATGTTAGAAACGCAAATATGTGGTCGCGTTCAAGTCCTTTTGAACTATTGGCGGTTGAAAGAAAGACACAGTCATCCTTCATTTGTTTATGATGAAGGTTCACAGGTATCTGTTGTTCAATCAAATATTGTCGTACACGAGACACGTCACCCAGCACCCCACGAACTGTGATGGCACTACTAAATGTGAGAATCATGACATTGGATGCACCTTTTTCTTCGATAAATGTTTTCATTCGTTCGTATACCACAGAATACGAATCAAACGATTTCCATTTAATCGATGCATTGGTCTGCACGTTTGAACTTGATGTCCACTGTCTGATGGTGTCTGAAAACTCTGGATAAAAGGTCAACAGAGCAGTTTGAATCTCGTTGAGTATAGGCAGAGGAACGCGTGGTGTATCAGTCATTGTGAAACGACGAAAACGTGTCATCTCATCACGACGCAAAAAATACCACAACATGCTCTCACGTGGTTCCTTTTGAATAGACTGAAAAACATCACCAACAAAGACTTTTTTTGCCCGAGGAAAACGTTTTTGAAAAACATGATACGCTGTTTTTTCAAGGTCTTGTGCTTCGTCGACAAAGACATATTCGACACTTGTATCCTCTTGTATTTTTGAGAGATTGTGTTGAACAAATCGTCTCTTTCCAGGAAAATCAAGAACCTTGAGATTTTCATACCCAAGTTCGGCACAGAGTGTATATATCAACGAATCAAAAGTATGAATCTTGATTTTGGACGAAATGGGACGAAGTTTTTTTCGGATTTCATTTTTAATACAGACATTGAACGCACAGACTTGAATACTTGATGGTGAAGTCATGTCATGAAGCAGGAGATGAGTAATCATGGCCATCATCATTGTTGTTTTTCCGCCTCCAAAAATTGCTTGGATAATGAGTTCATCCCAGTCACGTTCACAAAACGTGTCTAGACACTTTTTTTGTTCATGACGCCATGGAAGTGTATAGCACCATTGCAATCGTTGAATAAAACTATCACACTCGGCGACGGTTTTAAATGTTGATTTAAGTTTGTGTTGTTTCAAAAGAACACGTTTTTGTTTGAATGTTAACGGTGTATTGAGTGTCGACAAAAAGAGTGGAATATCCATCAGAAAAAAAAAATCTCAAGTTTTTTTCTTTTTTGACTTTGGACTGAAAATTAATACATGTAGTCAAAAAAATACAAATTTTTCACTTTTTCATGTCAGTCAGTAAAAATACTAGCATACGAATACATTTAATATAGAGAGATGATACCCGATACGAATTTATCAATATGTCTTCAGGAGTTTCAAGTAAGATATACCTGGGATACTGGACATGTTGGGTATTCAAATGTCTGTCTCATTCCAACGCAAAAAAAAGCAGCAAGGTCGTGGAATATTGTGCAACAGGTCATTTTGTCTCCGACACCTGAGAGCATTTATGAATGTGTCTATGACTTTACAGATGTCGTGGTTCCATCTGAATATAAGATATCATTTGACGGTCCCGCCCAAGGCATCGCCATGCTGTCAAACAGAGCAACGTCGTTGAATATTGAACAAATCATGACATATACATACGATTTTCAAAAACGAAAACTTGTCTTGACATTCAGACTCCCGTGTCAACTAAAACGTCAGACAAGTGCGTGGATATTTGTGTATATTTCTGACTGTACAGGTCAATGTCCTCCAAATCAATGTTGTCCTGTTGCATAATCTTTACAAAGAACTGTCATGTTCAAACGTGAGCAACGAACTTGCCTCCCAATCAATACATGGAATTCAAATCGTCGTTTCGTTTGAAATCGTGGAAATTCACCATAAATTGAATTTCATACCAATTCAATTTATGGTACACTCGATTTATTTTTTCATGTTGTCAAGAAACATTGCTCGTTCAGTTGTGTGGTTGGTGTCCATCCTGGAATATATCCATACGCTTTATAATATTTATGAGCAATCGAAATAAACAGGTCCATCCATTTCCAGATGACTTCCCGGTCGGTGTCGTCTAATTGTTTTGATAACCATAACTCTTTGAAATGATTAATCTTGTCTGTCGCAACATTTCCTCCAGTATACAACAACGTGTTTTCCAGAAAAAAAGACTGGTCTCTGGTTTGCACTTTTTCTTTGAGTGGAAGAAGGTCTCGTATAAATCGTCCAATGACGTCGTAAACAGGTATCTGGTCTTTGATGAAGATTCGAATAATGACAAAATCTCCCTCACTCGGAAACTGTTCAATAAGTTCATCTAAAAAAAATACAAGCTGTGAACGAAATTCATGCATTAATTGAAGCTTCTTTTCTTCATCCATGTCTTTTGTTCAAGACCATGGAAAACCTTAAATATGTTGTGCAAAAAAAATAGTACGTATGTGTAGAATGGATTCTCTTCCTGATGATGTTTTTGATATCATGTTGCAATTTATAGGATTTGGTCGTGAACCTGGACGAACAATTATTTCATGTCAACGGGTCTCAAAACGTTTTTGTACTCGTATCGAATCCGTTCGTTTTGAAATTGACCATGATGTGTTTGTCTCTCTTTCTCATTTTCGTCAAATCTACCATCGTTTGTATCTTCTTTTGAAACAAAAACGCGACAGTCATATTCTGTGGGATGATTATAGAGGATATCTGGTGATTACCGACTACAACAGAGACGAATGGTTGTATTACAATCGACTTGTCACTATGTATTTTTTTCGTCCAATGTCGGATGATTTTCCGTATTACCATGGTCAAATCTTTTTTTATGATTTTCCTTCTTTTTTATAAACATGTCTTCATCAAAATTTTTGTATTCTCAGAAATTTCCACAACAACGGCAACAGAGACGAACAAAAAAACCCCGCCTTTTCACCAGTGACATTCTTCTTCAACAGAACGCTGTTGAACCACAGAACTGGGGTGGATTCTTCAAGATTCATACAACACATCCATCTCTTTCGGTCTTTATCAGTAGAAATATCTTGACAGAAACTCCGCAACACGTTGGACGTCAGTTTGCTATTGTCAAATATTATACAGGTCGTCAAACACCATGTTTTCAACTTTTTTACCGCTCTTCTGGTGCAAACAGCAATGCACCACATGTGTGGTTTCCATGCGATGGTCTGGTTCTCAACTACGCAGAAGGACTTGTGTATGCCAAACTGACGCATACATTGTTTTCAAAACATATCAAACAGGATACAAAATTTTTAGATACTCTTGCACGATTGAATATCAATGGTATGAATACACGAAAAAAAATTGTTGATGGTGCATTTATGAGATTTGGAACGCCACTTTTTATGTTCATCTCTTACCTCCTCGGAGGTGAATTTTGGAGACACAACGAACTTCGTCTTTTTCTTGGTCAATACATCGACTTTGACATGTCACTCTATCGATACACATATGACCTTCAAAGACACAATATTATTCCTATCGAGTCGACGTATGAAGATGTGAATCGTTTTACACAATTTGCAGTGTCTATAAACTATATCTTTGAGCAGTACACGTTCCGTTTCCCTCAACTCTTTGATTATACGTACATCTATGAAAATAAAATACCTGTCGGTCAGGACTTGAAGTATTACTCCCAGTGTTCACTCTATCTCTTTATTGTTCACAATGACTATCGATACATTCCTATTGAAACGCTCTACAACTGGAATCTGCCAAAAACATCGTGTCAATACATTCAAGGTTATCTTCTCCATCTGTCACATCTTATTGAAAAAGGTCGTATCATCATTTCATAAAAAAAATGAATTCTGCACACAAAAAGAAGAGAGTCATTCAAAAATGATTATTGGATTGGTTGGTAAAAAACAGGTCGGAAAAGATACTGTCGCTCAATACCTTGTTCATTATTATGATTTTATTCAACACGCATTTGCCGCACCTTTGAAAAAAGCGTGTCAAGTCTTGTTTCTTCTTGAGAGTGAACAACTCCATGTGAATCGACTCAAAGAACAAGAAGACCCGAGATGGGGAAAAAGTCCAAGACAGATGATGCAACTTGTGGGGACTGACTTGTTTCGACAACATGTAGACCAGGATTTTTGGGTGAAACACATGGAATATTGGCTTGACAAACACATGACAACAGACACCAATATTGTTATTTCAGACGTTCGTTTTCAAAATGAGGCAGACCTTATTCGACAAAAAGGCGGAGTCTTGTGGATGATTAAAAGAGACACATTCGAACAAGACGTTCACGAGTCAGAAACACAACATATTCATCCAATCGACACAACACTGACGAATACTACAAGTCTTGATGATTTGTATACTCAAGTCAATATCGCATTGTATTCTACACATCAATTCTCAAGCGTCTCACTTGTTTAAATATGTGTCTATCAAATTTTAAAATATTGTGTAGTGGATAGAAGGAGTATGTCAACTATACCACCAAATAATCTCCCCATCTACCTTCAAAACTATACCGTCACCATCTTGTGTCGTGATGTTGACACTGTGTGTCCAGACTCTCCCATTGTCGGCGGATGTTCAGGGACAGTGTATGGGTGTTGTCCTGATGGGACAACCGTGAAACAAAATGAGAGTGGAACAAACTGTCTTCGTCAATGTGGCACGGTCTTGTACAGCACCGTTGGTCTTTTGCCATCAAATGAGAGATTGAAACGTGTCTGGAATCTGAACCTGACCGGAACACTCACGTTTAATGACAATGACGAATATGTGATTCTCTACAATTTTTCACAGGTCGAGTATGCTGAAAAAACCATTACGTTTGAAAATATATTGAGTGGAACAATTGTGGTCTGTGGACGTGTGCTTGATGCCAGTCGTGTCGCAGAATATGACTATTGTGATGCGACGAGCATCTTGAAGATACGAATCAAAAAAGAGAAACTTCCTCGATTGAAACGAGAGACAAATTTTTCAATGAATCTCTTGCTTGATGATCTAGCATTTTGTGAGAAATTTCCGTGTCCTACTAGTGTCGTACTTCTGGGAGGTCAAAATATTTTAAAAACAACAGAGTCTGGAGACTGTCGTGGTTTTTCATTCGACCCATCCGATTATGTTTTAACAATTCAAGATATCCAACAAGGTTCTGAAACATTTTTACTTACAGAATCAGAACAAACTTTTACCACAACTGTATTTGATTCTAATTTTTCTTTTACAAGTTACTATGCTCCAGTTTTTGGCGAACAAGCAGCCATTATATGCATTAACTATTAACTATACACCGTTGAGTTCAACGGTGTAAACAGTCGGTCTAAAAGTATCGTCGGCACAATTGACTGTTTTGCGACCTTAAAATAAAGTCCACCCTAGCCACTTACCGTATTTCCAGTTATTTTATTCTTATATATATATTTCACCTTCATATTGAATATGACAATTCAAACCAGTCAATTTGAAAAATAAGTGGTTTTCAAATTCAGTATAAAATCCAAAATGAAAAAGAATTCAGTTATTTTAGGGTGAAATATGTTGCACAATCCAAGAAATAAAATGCAGAGGGGTCTTATCATGGACATACGTATCTTTTTGACCTGTTGAATTTCGGATGACAGGAATGACCCATACATTTTCAATCTGTGTGTCTATAGAATCAAATCGTGTATCTGTGTCCACTGGAATAATAAATGCCATTTCGTCGAGAAGAATCTGTGACAGATTTTTTCCGGGAAGAAAAAATGGTGTTCGTGTAAATCGATGATATTGTTCTGCAATGTCTTTTTTGCCGATACCTTTCTCACCAACAAGAAGAATCCGATGTGGAAAATGAAATGCATTGACGGCAATCAACATGAAATTGAACAAAGAAAATCTCATTGTGTCTTTTTTTTTGTAACATTCTTTTTTTTAGACGACTATTTTTTTAGGGAGACGTATACACACATCCAGATGAAACAGAAAGTGCTGGTTTTGCTCGACACGGTAAAATTGTTGAACATGGTGTTTGGAAACATGTGCCTCCACTATATGTTTGAGCGACACGTGTTGGTTGACTTTTTTCAACGTGTACGGGTGAATATCCGGCCTCACGTTCCCACACAATTGGTACATCACTCTCCGGACGTCCTCGAAAAAATCGTCTGTACGGTAGTTCATTCACATCCGTCACAACAGAAAATATGTCAGACGATGGTGGAAAATAGGGATGTGATGAATACATTTTTTCAAAAATCTGACGACGTACAATCTCTTCATTCACTGTTGACATGTTTATCTTTAAAAAAAATCAAATTTTTTTTTAGAATGACTGAATTTTGGGATAGTAGTGGCGCATGAGTTCCTGACATCGTTGCGGTGTTGTTTCTTCGGCATCAAGAGGAATTGAAAAAAGACCTTGTGTATCAGTACGTATCTCCCTGTACACAACGAGTGGAAATTTTGTCGTTGTTTTCCACAATAAGAGTACATTACGTGATGATACATTCAGTCCATAATGTTCGGCACTCTCTTTTGAATATGCGACCCAGATCGTGTATCGCTCGGGAAGTGAGACAAACGAGATACTGTCATCGGTTTCTGTCGTCTGGAGGTCACATGCCATAAATCCTATAAAACGCAATCTTCCTGTCGGAGAGATATGTTTCGGTAAAATTCCATCGATGCGTATGACATTGTTTTGTTTTGGAAACGCCACCATGTAACGTGCATTATAGTTCACAAAAAATGACGTGGTTGCGCTTGATGACGGAATAAAAAATTGCGAATGACCATCTGGTCGATAATCGACATGACGTCTCATCATGAATTTTTTTATATCGTTATCTAACGTCATTGTTCGTTTTTGGATGATTGACAATGACGGGACACTCAGTGCATCGGTACATGAGTCTCCGTGAGTCACAAATATTTTTGGTAACCAGTCGATGTGGAAGAGTTGGTCTGTCGGGTCTGTCACATAAAATCGCAAGATAACAGAATAAAAATCATCGGGTGTTTTGAGGTCCACCCCGAGACGCAGATGAAATGATGACCCTAATTCCGAATCGATTTTGGATGAGAACGGGACACCGAGTGTGTCATACACTGTCAATGCCATGTACGACACACTGTCACGTGGAGGAACATGTCCAACTATATCGACACGAACATCGTGTGAAAAACTTGCGACAAAATATCGCACTGACATGTCTGGAAATGCAAGATTGAGATAATGAGGACTCTTACACACGATTGTCCATCCTTCTTCGCTATATCGTGAATAGAGTTTATGGAAAAAAGATGTAGTGAACCATCTCTTCAAAACATTCATCTGTCTTTTCTGTATCTCACTGAATTTTTTTTTTCATACCATTCCAAAACACGCAACGTTTTTTACCATCTTCACCAAAATAGAATTTGACAAAAATTCTATTTCAGTCATTCCACTGTCAAGATAAAATGATGAATAAATGATATGCATCGTGGTGATGACAGTATTCAAGTAAACATCAAAGACACCTGAGACCTCGTACGAAAAGTATGCATCAAAGAAAAAGATAATATTATTATTATTATACATGTGTCAAAAAATGTTGATACAGATATAATAAGATTTCATCAGACACTTGACTATATTTCATATATATTGCTCTTGCATCTTTACTTATCCCATGATAGTCGTTCAATCCTGCCATACATTGATAGTTTGCAATTCTGCAATTCAACGATCCGATACCGTGATTTAAATAATTCTTCAAAAATTCTTCTTTCGGTTTCAAACCCCTGAAAACCATAAATGCCGTGAAGTTTGCCTGTCTTGTGTAGGTGTGCTTGACCATTAGTATCATGAAAAATGTATTGATTCGTCAGAATATTTCATCATTTTTTCTTGTCTCGAAAATAGTGGTTCATTCGAGTTGACAAAAGACGTGTCTGGCATCAAAAAAATATTGATTGATTGGCAGATGTGTCTTTACATCATTGACATGAGTTCGATAAACAGGTCATGAACCAAACCACCGTTCGTCACATGAGCGACTACCGCTTTCCTTTTCTCATACTTGGGTGACATTGAGAAAATTAAAGATATGGTACGTGGTAGTGTGCAAAAGAAATTCGTCAATGAAGACGACTCGATGTGTGTATGGTCATCATGATGAAAACGGCGACCAAGATAAAGTGTATACACACGTTCACTCGTATCGAGAAGTTTCAGAATTTTTGAATAGATTTTGCGTGCTTTTGATTTGTTTTTTTGAGCAATATCTCGAACCGTTTCACCAGCATTATCCTTGAGAGTCCAATCTGCACCGGAATCGAGCATCATTTTCATGATGACGACTTTCTGAGGTAAAATCGCTGCAATATCAACAACCAAATACAAAACTGTCCCAGCATTCTCCAAGATATCTACTTTGTGAGATGTTGACGCCCCATGCCACAACAACACTTTTGTTGTCTCCACAAATCCTTCAATTGTCGAGTCCATAAGTGGCGTCATTCCAATTCCAAACGACCCCCCGATATCAACGTCAACTCCCTTGGAGATGCACAACTCAACAAGAGACGTCTTGTCGAATTCTGCAGCAATCAGAAGGACGTTACCTGATTGTGTTTCCTGACTTCATTCGGTCTTGTTTGAAGATGTGATCAGTTGTGTCGCCAAGGCAATGTCATCATCACAGATGGCATTCATAATTGTGTCCTGGAGTGTTTGTGGTCCCGCAATCATGTCTGTTCATTCATTCATACGATGAAGATTGACTTTCAAACATTTGTCTCTTTTGAATGGCTCTTGACTCTATGTCTATTCGAGACTTTTTTTCATTGTTTTTCAGTTTTTGTCAAATATACGTCATCAGTACCGTTTTCATTGTACATAATACCAATGTTCAGAAAAGATGGTTTTTTCTTCAGAGGTTACAAATATTTTTCTTTGTATCACCCATGTCGATTGGATATATATTCGACCATGACATATGGGCACGCTCCATTCAATAAATTCTCTTTTGTCCAAAAGAGAATTTGAAATTTTACCTTTGGTAAAATTTTGGAGTCCTTCGTTTGTTATCGTGGTGATGACGGCACAATATAACAATCCATTATTTGACCAGTTCAAGAAGAAATAGAGTCATCCTTTATGTCAATATAGTTTCTATGTATCAAAGTTGTCCAGTGAGATCATGGTTTTTCAAGATTTTTCTGACTTCAAGTGCTGTTTATTTCTTAATCGTTCATCTGTTGAAGTATTGCTTATTGAATTATTTATTGTAGTTTTTCTAATATAACTATAGAGACAATACGAGGATACTGTGGATTGTCATTTTTGATGACTTGGCATATCTCTTGACATTTGTCTCTTATTGTTGTTCCAAAATGGTCAATCATAATTTTATTCACTATTCTATATTTTCCATCCATCATTTCAATTTGTACAATATCTCCAGTTTTTGTGCCTTTATTTTGAGTTTGTCTAAGGGGATACACTTTATCTATCAAGAAAACTTTGAATATATTATTGAGTTCTTCAACGAAGGGAAGTGTATTTTGTGTCATTTCATGATTGCTTGATTGTTTGTTTATCTCCCAAAAACAGTTTTAGAATCATTTTTGGTAAAGTCATCTTGTGAGATATTTGTTGATGTTTTGTGATTTGTATCTGTGTCAACTCCAGTGTGTGGCACTTTGACAATAACAAACGAAAATAAAGTTGTTCGTTTCATAAAATGAATAAAGCATCGTGGTAGCACCATAAACACAATTTGGTTAATTAAGAAATACCAGTCACTATAAAAAAAAAAAAGATTTTCATCCTATAAAACATATGAGTTTTGCCACACTGGAAAAAGACGGTTGGAATCGTATTTATTTTTATTCATCCCTCTTTGATACTGATTCGTGGGATAGCGATAAGAGAAAAACATCTCGACAAAAATTTATTCATCAAGGCAAGATTGCTCTCAAGACATTATTACGAATGCACTATCTGTCACTTGAAGAAGCGGAATGGGCATCAAAAAATGTCATTGAACATATCTCACCCGGTACAATGAATGGTGCGGCACTCGCACTCGCGTGTACAACATTTGATATCAAGGCACAAAAATTTCTTCTTCAACCAGATGCTTCTTCAAAAGGAGCATACCGTGAATATCAAAAAAAAAAATGTTGGAAGACTCTTGTCGAGACTCTCTCAGATAAGAAATCAAATCTGAAAAGTTTTGTTGATGACTATGGTATCACTGGACCTGACCTTTTGAGATATTTTCTGTTTTTACGAAAGGGTGAGTGGCAAACAGAATCATTGTTTCTTGAAGAACAAGAAGAAGGTGATGAATAAAATATTATTTCATGTCTATACAATAGGAGAAGACGGATGACAACATATTTCTCGAATGAACCACACCCTCATTATCGAGTCATCTATCCAACACATCCAATGTCACACGGGTCATGTATAAAGGGATATTGGGTGACACCACCACCAAAAGGTTTTTTTACAACCCCAAAACCATCCGAGATGAGTACACTGGGATATGTGGCAGTCACTGCATGTTTTCTTGTGTTTTGGCCATTGACATGTCTTCCGTGTTTTTGTTCGACATTTTATGACGGATATCAGATACCCGTTTACAATGAACACGCCACACTACCGGCATCCTGATTTATCCAAAATATAATTTATTGAATGGAGTGTGAGCAACGTACCGTCATCACTTCGTCCTTCGTTTGATATCGTGGCGATGACAGTATTTAGGTTTTTTCATGAATCAAGTAGTTGTATTCGATTTTTAAAAAAAATTATTCATGTATACATATTCTTTTTCATTTTGTTCGTTTTCAAATGCACTATGAAGACCATTTTCAATACAGACATCACGATGAATTGTCTCTTCAGTCTCAGTACGAAGTTTTTTAGAATCTGTATTTTGAAATATGTCATACTGTTGCATCAATTTATCTTTTGGATATTCATCACCTGAAAATACTTTAGAAATGTATTCACCTGATGAATTCATAATGCCAATGTTTTGGGAAATATATATGCCTTGTCTTTGATAATTTCGAATATACATTATTGGAATGTGTGTGAGTATCTGACTGTAGTTGGAAATGGTTTTTTCGAATTCCAAATCGTGTGGATCGTCATTGATGATTATGATTTCAAAGAGTTGATAACTCTGTTGCCCCAAACAGGCGAGGGTTTTTTCAATACATGTTGGTTTTTCAAGTAGAAGAAGTGAAAACATCCCGTTGACATATTTCTTTCGATAAAATAAAAGTGTGAACAATGAATGGTATAGAGAACGGTGTTGTAAAGGGTCAAATACCATAGTGCTCTTGTGAAATATATTCTGTATCATGTCAATACCTATACAGTCATGTGTATGAATTGTATCCTTCTCAAGATATTTCACATGTGTATACATATACTTGTATGTGTCATACATGCGATACTCACTCACAAATATGTTAACATTCATCTTATTTGTACAGAGCATATTTATTTCGTCAAGGATGTGTGGAGTGACCTTTTCTTCATGAATAAAGTAGAGTGATATTTCATCATCAACATTGTGATTGATACGTATATTTTTATTTTTTGTAATCAAATCAATCATGTGTCGAACGTCGTCGCATGTTTTCCACTGAATACCATATGGTGAATGGTTATGAATAATGGGTATGTTTAAAAATCGACCTTATTTCGCAGTTTCACTGCTTCCATCATTTGTGGTCAATCTGACAATAAGTTGAAAATTTTGATAAAATTCACACATGTTTTCATAAGGTATTTTTGCATTTTGAGAAGTTCTATAGAAATGAATATGTGGCATAGATTTTTGGAGTGTATCGACTATTTTTTTCGAGTAGATGACTTCATGTGATTTGTCACTGCCGTCATAGACAAAAACACTATTGTCAACAACATTTCTATTTATTTGTCTGTAAAATATATTATAGTCTATCAGGTCATTTTCTAAAAATATATATTTTATGTGATACCTTTGTAATCTCTCTTTTATATTTTCAGAAATACAGACAAATTCGCAATCATTGTAAGATTGGATTTCTCGTATGTATTTTATCCTGTGATCAAATCTATAATCTATATCAGTCCCACCAAACATAATATACACTTTACCTTTATGATTTCGTTTGATTTCAAAATCTTCTTCTTTGTACATACCATATATAAATAACGGTAGATGCACATCCGCATAATCATTCAGTTGATAGATTTCTTTAAACCTCTTGAATGAACGAAGTGCATACGATATGTGTACCTGATGTATGTCATGTATCTTGAGATAGGTATAAAAGACTTTTTGTGCGAGAGAAAAAAGAAACATCTTTATACAATACCAATATATTTTGAATACTAAGTAATAATTCAAGTCTTCACACTAAATCTGAAAATTTAACCCTTCAACGACGAATAGACACGAAAACGTGTCTCAAGTGTTTTCAAACCTTCAGCATATGTTTGAAAATGAAGTCTAAAAAATTCAGTCGTTGAAGGGTTAAATGTTACCTACTGTCTTCAGCACGATGCTCCGCATCTATCATTTTAACTTTGCGGTAAAATGATGAAATTGAATTTGTACCAAATTCAATTTGCAAAAAATCATGTCGCTTTGCGACTGGTGCTTTATTCAAGGTATGGCATTGCCATACTTCGAATACGACGACGCCGTTGTACAACTGTTCTGGCATTTCCAAAACACTTGTCTAGCACAGTAATATTAATTCGCCTTCCATAGAACTATATTGTTTGCGTAAAGCTGAAAGTTTGGAGTTCAAACCAAGTCCTTCGTTTGATATCGTGGCGATGAAGGTAGCATCTTGAATTCTCATGAATCCAAAATAGAATGAATGTATTGACTCGAACAATACACTTTTATGCAAGTCCATGTACATGAACAGTAATTGCACTCGACAAGTGTGCTGTTACGTGTACAACGGCATCGTGTTCGCCGTTTGACATAGACCTCGAGTCAAGCATCAGTCGAAAAAGTCACCCAAATATGGTGATTTGGTAGAACTTGTATTTCATCATTATGGTGAAATGATGGATTCAGTAAAGAGTGTGTTGTTTATGAATGTTTTATAAATTTCAACACATTTGCACACCTGTTTTCCCAGGTACAACTCTGACTATATTGATACGCATTTGAACGTATTGTATTCAAATCGTAGTCGTTGTTTAAGATATGTTCCATTTGAATGTGTATATCATTGATATTATTTTTATCAAACAGAATACCGTTTGTCTTATGAGTAATAATGTCACAGATAGGGTTGACAGATGATGCGAGAACTATTTTACTATACAGGAGTGCTTCAAATATTTTCATGGGAGTGACAATGTTACACACTTCACAGTCAACCCGTGGAATACATATACAGTCGATACGTGTATAGTATTCGCTAATCATATCGTGAGGAACATGACCGATATATTTTATGTGCTGAGAATCTGTGATGAGCAACTTGATACGAGAAATCGTGTCAACGGCATCAATAGTATGACCACCACCCACAATCAGTAATTCTACGTCGTGTGTATGAGTGTCAATTTTTTTAAATTGTGTGATGAGGTTTTCTATTCCTTCATATGAGACGATTGAACCGATGTATCCAAATGTGAATGTTGATTTCTTGATATTGGTGATTGTCCTTGGCAAGACAGAATCAATCCCATTTTCGAGTAGATGTAATTTACTTTTGTTGACTCCATAATGAGCGTAACATATATGTAAAATATTTTGATTCAGACAGAGGACAATGTCATTTATCGCGCACGCCTTTTTTTCATTCTCATCATATGCAAGAAATGCTTTTTCATTATATTTTCCTTCTGTGTGAAGTTCATTATATTTTCGTGAATAATGCCATAAACCTCGTAATTCATAGATAGATTTTATTTTGAATTGGTCACCTAATTGACCTGAAAGGAATCCATTAAAATGGTCACTGGCACTCCATAAGAATTTTACATTATTATTTTTGACGAGAAATGTTGACAGAAAATGTTGATATGTCTTCATGTCATGATAATGGTAATACAACACATTATCAATCATATATATTTTTGAATATTTTGCTGCTTTTTGAGGTTTTACAAAGCACACAACATGAAAATATTTCGAGATTTCATTGAGGATGTGTTTTGTTCGTATAGTATAACCTGAAACTTGTGGTAATGCCGTACTCACGAAATACACAATGTCACAATGTCCCTTGACAAACACGTCGACGTCATAATAAAGAAGGAGTTTATAAAATGTATTCTCGAAATAGGCGACCGTGGTATCTAAAAATATATTGACATTATTCGTCACTACTTTCAGTCCATAAGACTCATATTCTTTCATTTTCGTGCTGAATTCTCCATTTTCTCCCCATCCATTCTTCCGCCAGCAGATTCCGATGTCACTTGTGGCGATTTCATAACACGCGTCACGATGACTCAAATTGTATAGGAAGGTGCATCCACGTATACCTTTCCTTACAATGTCTTTCACTTTTTTGATAAAATCTGTCTTTCCAATAATCTTACCGTAAACTATTTTTAAGACAATGTCTCGTCGTTTCTCATGAACTTTTTGAAATTCTTCAATGATTTCAAGTATATTTTCTTCATCTCGTAATGTCCCACAATAAATGAGTCGTATATTTTTATCTGTACGATGGGGTATGTGAAAATGATATTTAAATCCAATCGGGGGTACAATTTTTATTTTTTCAGAGAGAATGTCATGGTAAATAAAGGTGTTTTTCAAAACCTCTGATTGTGTCCAGATTTCTTTACAATCATTTTGCAGTCTTGTGAGATGTTGCGGATTCACAACATAAAGAATGGTTTTCTTTAACCATTCGAGACCAGAATGTAATGATGGTAACAGAGATGGATTTCGAATCAAAATAAATTCAAATTCAGATGCGTGTTGACCGATATAGTCAATACTCTGTTTGTCAACAACAATCTGAAGATTCTCTTTTTCTGTAATATTCCTTAAAAAGTTGTCATGGCCCATTGAGGGACAGAGCACGACAATAAATTTTCCTTCTTGAATCATTGTATTGATGGTATTTGATAACCATACGGTGCTTCCGTCAACAACATTCAAATTCCCGCCCACGTGGATCAATATTTTTTGTTGGTTGATGTTTGGTTTGTTGTATAGTCGTCGTTCTCTATACCCATGTATTTTGTAATGTCTTTTTGCTTTGTCTTCAGAATCAACACCCGCTTTTTGCAAGTCATGATAGTATGATACATAGAATTTCCAGTCAAAATCTTTTGGTATTCTTGACATGTCTCTTTAATTCATGTCCAATATTTTATTTATATTGTCTTGTTATAGCAATAAAATAGATAATGCGTTCTATTGTTTTTATAGTAGGTGCACGACCAAACTACATGAAGGCATTTCCAGTTTTTGAAGCACTCAAGGAAACTTTTCATCTGACTCTGATTCATACAGGTCAGCATTTTGATGAAAAGATGAGTCACATTTTTTTTGAAGAACTCAAGTTCCCAAAACCTGATATTCATCTCTCCTTGGAAAAAAACACAAAGGCTGGCAAGTTTGATGAACGTCTCTACATACACAATAAGGAATATCTGTTGAATAAAAAACACGTTATTCAAGAACTTTTAAATTCTGACGGCAACGACATGGGACAACTTGGAGAGATTCGAGACAAGTTGAAAGCACATTTCGAGACACTGAAACCTGATATGGTCATGGTTTTTGGTGACGTCACAAGTACATTGGCTGCCTCATTAAGTGCTACAATGTTACATATTCCTGTTGTTCATGTTGAGAGTGGACTACGAAGTTTTGACTTGACCATGCCGGAAGAAGTGAATAGACTGTTGGTTGATTTTTTGAGTACATTTCTTTTTGTCACAGAACAAAGTGGTGTTGAAAATCTACAACGCGAAGGGATTACGAAAAACGTGTTTCTTGTTGGAAATACAATGATTGATACGCAAAAGAAATATTTACAACAAGCATTAAGTACACAATATCATAAAAAACTTGGTCTGAATGAAAAAGAGTATGTCCTTGTTACCCTGCATCGACCGAGTAATGTTGATAATATAGACACATTCAACAATATATGTCGCGACTTAATATATTTGAGTAAAAAACACAAAATTGTGTATCCTCTCCATCCAAGAACACGTCAAAACTTGGAAAAAACCATGTATGGACGTCAATTCACAAGAAATACACATATTCTACTTGAAGAACCACTAGGATATCTCGAATTAACGTGTTTACTTGCACATTGTACGTTTATTATTACAGATAGTGGTGGACTCCAAGAAGAAAGCACGGGACTTGGTGTACCATGTTTCACATTGAGAGAAAATACTGAACGACCAAGCACACTCATTGAAAATGGAGGCACAAACCAGCTTATTCATCAACTCAGTGATATTCAGGTGAAAAAAGTCTGTGTACAACGTCTACCATTTTGGGATGGTTATACTGCACGACATATACAACATATTCTTACGACAGGTTGAATATTCAATTATAACTTCAAGAGTTTTGTGTCACATGAATTGAAGAGTGGTTCATACATTTATCTGTTCAACACTGTCCCGTTTTTGTTTGAAGAAGAAAAACATTGTGAAAATCTTTTGGTGAGTTTTCATGGTGCGGTAACAAATCCAAAAACTATACTGCCAGTATTTCGAAATGCTGGAAAATCAATACAAAATTTTGACAAATTGGCTTTCTCTGATGTTCTTTTAGAAAAATATAAAGACCAGTTCCTTCGACTTTCGTGGTACTTGGACAAAAATATAAAAATCATGACATCTATATGCACATTATTCAACATGTGGTCAAGTATAAACAGTATAAAAAGATATGGTTTTTCGGTACATCTGGTGGTTCCAGCTCTCAAATATGGTGCCTTATTCAATGCTTCTATTCCTATGAGTAATTCACAAATATATCTATCAAAGTATTCTTATTTTCAAACATGGAACAACATTTTAAAAGACCTTTTATGTACACACAACCCGAAAAAGATTATTTTATATACCAATACACGTGACACACATCATTATACCAAGCATTCACTCCTATTTCAAAAATTTTGTGAAGAAAACAGTATTCTCCTGTACACGAAATATTTTGAGTCTGAAAATGAAGTCGTTCCACATACTGTTCATTTCCCTGATACGTGGTTATCGCATCTTTATAGCACATAAATGAGTACAAAAAAAAAATGATGTATGTGTATAGAGACATTCAGTCAATTCATGATGATTGCGATTATCGGATTAGGATTTGTAGGTTCTGCACTCTTTGAGAGTTTTTCGCAAAAAGGCGCTCAAGTTCTTGGGTATGATTGTTGTAAAGAAAGTGATACGTTTGAGTCGTGTTTGAATGCGGATATCATGTTTTTATGTCTTCCCACGCTTTATTGTCAGGAGACATGCCAGTACGACCTCTCGTCTATTCACGACGTGTGTCAAAAACTCAATTCACATTGTTACAGCGGGTGTGTTGTGGTGAAAAGCACGGTCGAACCAGAAACGACAAAATTTTTAGCAAAACAATATTCATCACTTTCGTTTGTTCATAATCCTGAGTTCTTGACCGCACGTACCGCATTCCAAGATGTTCATTCGCAAAAGCATATTATTCTTGGCATAACGACGACCACACATCCAGTCCATACTGAAAAACTTTCTCGAATCTATCAACAGTATTATCCAGACGCCAAAATATCTCATTGTACGTCGACTGAATCTGAAAGTTGCAAAATATTTGTTAATTCGTTTTATGCAATGAAGGTTCAATTCTTTACAGAATTATATCTCCATTGTCAATCAACCGAAATGTGTTCTTTTGATACGGTTCGAGACTTGATGATTGCTAATGACTGGATTCATCCGATGCACACACGTATTCCTGGTCCTGATGGTGAAATCAGTTACGGCGGATTTTGTTTCCCAAAAGATACTCATGCACTCCGTTCCTATCTAAGTCGAAAATCATCACCACACGCATTATTGGACGCCATGATTACAGAAAGAAATTCAATGCGAAAAGATGTGATGAAATGATGTGTGTTGTCTCTCATGAAATATTTACGGGTGATGATTTGATTTTTTGCAGTTCTCCTAGAATAACGTATCTGACGTAGTTTGGGTCGAAACTCTTGTAGTTTTGTGCGATAAAGGTGAGAAAGACAAATTCGACACATGCAACGACAAACAAGAGAATAATGTTTGTCACGAGTATTTTTTTCCAGTCTAATCGATAGTAGACGACAAGTCCGATCACAACGAGAATGAGACATCCTGCAAATAGACCAATAATGAGAGATGCTTTTTTGACAAGAATCAGATTTTGTTTCTGAAGTCGTTCATCTTCTGTACTCATGTCTTGGACAGGAATATTGAGCACAAGATTCCGGATTGATGTTTTGTCTTTCAAAAGAACTCCTGATTGTCCAACAAGACTATCAACCAAGTCTTCAGTTTGAGAAATGACGATATTGCGCTCAATCACAGATGCGTATGTAAAGAAAAAAAGAAGAATAAATGTGCTCATAAAAAGAATACTTATCAAGATATTGGTATAAAAGAGACTCTCACGAAACATGCTTTCTTTTTTACAATAATTTTTTTTGTAGACTAGAAACCAATGTTGTTGTTAACAGAGATGGGGCGACAGGTGAATACTTGGCCGCAACAAATAAGAAGAAACATATTTCGATGGCACCAACAAGAGTAAATATCACAATATTTTCAACACAAATCTTTGTCAAGGAGATACACATTTTACATGAAAAAGACAGCACGACAAAGAGGATAATGACAAATGCGATTGAGACGCCAATCAGCGTATATGACAATGTGAGTAACCACCTGTTATTGTTCTCCACTGTTTTGTCAGGAACGTCATATAATGATTGGAGTTGGACAAGGTCAATGACGTCAAGTGACTGTGTCAACTGTTGTTTTTCATCCAAGGATAATTGATTGAACCCGTCTGATATTTGAGACTGGAGGAGTGAACCGATTTCTTTTTGAAACGTCTTTTCTTCTAAACGAGAGATGTAGAATATAAAAAAGAAGGCAAGAATAGTAAAGAGAATGACCGCATGAAGAAAACAATTCAAGAAAAAAGCGACAAAGGGATCTTCAGGTATGATGCATTTTTTTGTTGTCATTTCTTTTTGTAAAAAAAAAAGACACGACTTAAAAAGATATTATTATAGACAAAAAAAGAAAATGCTTCTGTAGCTCAGGAGGTTAGAGCAACCGGCTGTTAACCGGTAGGTCAAAGGTTCGAATCCTTTCAGGAGCGGGTTTTTTTTTATATAAAAAAAAATATTGGTCATTTTCAGGAACAACCATGTCAAATTATTTTCAACATAATAAACGCATTCTCCTTGTTGTTCATTCTTTTTGTCTTGGGGGCGGTAATTTTTGGTGCGAGCAACTATCAATTATTTTGGAAACACTCGGATATGACGTGTCAATCTGTTATCACTGCGAAATACGCAATTCTCAAAAAAATTATTTTATAAGTGAGCATTGTGAAAAACCTAAAAATATCTTTTTGTATGAAAAAGGTAAAATTGATTTCGACCTCTATAAAAAAGTCATTTTAAATAATATTGTTTATGAAAATTTGAGTGAGTTTCCGAATACTCATTTTTTTATCATGTCTCATTCAGACGTTGCTTTCATGAATAGTTATATAAAACAAAATATTTTTTTACCACACGTATTTGCACTATGTTTAAATAATGTTACGAAAAATAAATTACTTTCTATTCCTGGTGTAACAAATGAAAAAATTTTCATGCTTCGCAATTGGGTTCAACATCTAGACGCAAAATCGATGAATGACAAAACATTTGATATTCATAATCCTCGTTTATTATATGTAAATAGAATTTCTAATGATAAAAATATACAAATGATTTTGTTTTCATTAAAAATGCTTTTAGATACATATCAAAACGCGTCAGTCACTATTCTACTTGGTGGAGTTGAATATACTCCGACTGAAATGTACATGATTGATAAAACTTTGCAATATTTGGGGATACATGAAAAAATCACTTTGCTCCCAAGTCAAAAAGATGTCCATTCATATTATCTCAAACATGATTTTTGCTTTCTTGCATCGGTCAGCGAAGGTTGTTCCTATAACATTTTGGAATCGATTAATGCTGGTGTTCCCATTGTAACATCAAAAATTGAACCAAATGTGGAAATTTTGCAAGATAAAATGCCGTATTTTGAATTGGTTGGAATCAATGACTGCAATCAATCATTATTCTCAATTGAAAATTATAACCAGCAATTGGAAATTTTAGGTTATATATGTCATGGAAATCTTTGTGCCGACTGTATGTATGAAATAAATACAAGTGGCTTTGATAACGTAACTGTTTTCAATCCATATATACTTGATAATTTACAAAACAAAATGTGCAAAAAATGCAAACTTTTTGTTTATGAACGACAAAAATATTTTCATGCAAATGTCATTAAAATTTTTCAAGGATTCGTGGACATGATTGAACACTTCCAAATATATAAAAAAAATATTTTGCAATTAAAAGAAATCTTAACACCTACATATTTCTCAAATGATAAGATACGAAATGAGATCATTCAAATGTTACAAAATTAATTTACCGTGATTGCTCAATTTTCATTCATTTTCAACCATATTGACGAAGAACGAATAAACCGCGTTTATCACCCAGTTGCTTTTCAGGTATGTGTTCTTCTCTTTGACATTTTTCATTCAAGTGATTTTTCAAACCAATTATCAACCGTCATCGCCACGAATAAAAAATGATTCGACTTTGTCGAGTTCATTTTTTTATCTCCAAACTTTCACCTTTACGCTGAAAGTTTGAATTCTGATTTATCCAAAATATAATCTATTGACTTGAACGCCAACGGCGTTCAAACAATGACCTTATATTGAGGTGAATTAATATTACCGTCATCGCCACGACGCTTTGCGTCCAAAATTTTACCAAAGGTAAAATTTTGAATTCTAATTTATCGAAAATACAATTTATTTACCGTCTTCACCAAATTCTATTTTGGTGAAGACGGTACTCGAGCGCCAGTGGCGTTCAAACAATGACCTTATATTCAGGTGAATGAACATGAGAATGCGAAGCATCCATTGATGCAACGACGTGTTGCTTCGCAACCGTCGGCTCAATCGGTGCTTTGACGGAATACTGAGCTCCACAAATTCAATTTGTGCCAAATTCAATTTAGGTAAAGACGGTAATATAAGATCCTTGTTTGAATGCCAACGGCGTTCAAGTCAATAAGTTATATGAACGCGTTTTTCAGCATTGCCGTGTTGCTTATATAAAATGGTTCAGTTCAACTGAACCATTTTATATAACCGGCGCTGAAATGGAGAAATAAGAATTTGGCGATGACGGTATCCAAAATATAATTTATTGACTCGATATGGCGCTCCATTCAATAAATTATATCTTGACGCTTCGCGTCTTTGAACCGCCGTCTTGCAAAGCAACAGGCAGCTGAAATGGATAAATTATTATTTGGTGATGAGGTGTAAACAAAAATAACAAATACTAGGTAAAGCACGGCTCACTTGAATGAAAGGTCTCAAAGAGAAGAACACATAACTGAAGAGTAACTGGTTCATGGATGGGATAATCAATCAACCACAAAAAATATGTTCGACTCATACAAACAGAAATTGAGTATGCGTTGTTTATAAGTTAAAAAATGTTCTTGTGCACTTTTCACTAAAGAAGTCGCTCGCATATGACGTGTATCATACAGTTCTAAATTATTTTGAGCATCTGAAGCATCACTTTTAGAAAAAGAACAGCGTCTGAGTACAAATACACGTGCTTCATGAAGAGAAACATTCAATCGTAATGCTTCTAAATCATATTCATGTACGATAATATACTTTTGTTTCTGACTCTCACTCATTAGAAAAACATTGAGATTTTCGTATGTGTGAGAATGGTGAACTAAAAAACCTTGATTTGATAAGGTAACGAGTAACAAAGTGATACTTAAATTTGTCAAATCACATATCTTGTAAAACACAAATTGAAAAGAATTCATTGTTATGACTTCAGTCTCTTTAGACTCATCTGATGCGTATTTTATTATGAAACTATTATCACGCGTGTCACGAATATCCAATATACATTCTTCAATCTTCAAATCATTATTATTTTTCATTTCAATGAATACAGGTTTATAAGAAATGAAATATGATAATTTCGTGCAATCATTTTCAAATTGTCCATAAGAAATTTCACCCGTCCCGTAATGTAATTGAGACGTTTCATTATCATAAGAATAAAAACCGGATGATTCAGCGTGTACACAACTTTCCCAGCGAAAACCATTGAGTTTGGAAAATGCTCGAAATTCATCATAGTACGATACAAGGTTGTAATATTTTTTATGGAAACAAGTAATACCCGAGAACCATAATGCAAAACGGTCAGTTCTATTCCTAAGATGAAAAGTATCAAGCATGTCTTGAAAATTTTTTTGAATACAAATAAAGTCCCCATCCCATTTTATGACTGTGTTATAATTTGCTTTTGAAAGTGTCCAATTATAAAATGTTGCCAGACTGTCGTCCTTATTGATTTTTATTCTGTTTTTATGTTCTTGCCCAGCTTTAGGAACATTGATGTTATATTGATAAAGTAAAAGGTTCTGATACTTTTTTTCTAAAATTTGTAAAATCTCCAATGTACCATCATCACTCATATTATCAACAACAATAACCTCGTCAACTAATGAATACACAGATTCTATGCACAGTTGAATGTTACTTTTTTCATTTTTTACCCGTAAAAGTATAGATACACCTGCTTGGAGATGAGTTGATGTAGTTTTCATGTCACTTAAGGCGTCTTCAAGTTTCGTTACAACTCTTTTCCCAATATAATTTTTAGTTTGTAGAATAATGTTCAGTGATATTAGATTGGATAAATGAAACTGTTTCTTATCTAGTCCATGTTCAATTGTGGTCACGCGAAATTTATAAAATGACAAATCAATAGAGAAACAAAAACGAAAATCTTTAATAAACGAGTATATAGAAACATAACTTTTCAAGTCTGAAAAAGATGTGATATCTACTAAATTCATTTGAAAAGGTTTTTGTTGGAAAGAAACTGTAGACATATATTCACTTTTAAAATTAGGCGCATAAAAATCAATGAAAATCTTGGACGTTTCATATTGAAAATAATCGTTTTGACTCAGAAAGTTAAATATACATGAATAATCATCAACAATGATTAATATTGGGATAACCTTCAATTGAGAAATGTCGTATGTTGCCCTTTTCTCTTTATATCCATGCTTTATAAAATGTTGTATACATTTTTTCTCAGTGTTGATATTGGCCCGTAGAAGATCAACATGATTGCTGGAATAGTAATGCCAATCAAAATATGGAAAGATATCGTAAAAAGTCGAATAAGTATTTGTCATGTTTAACAATTTTTCTTATATACAATATTATTTAAAAAATTTTAACTGTTTTCATACAAGTACTGTCTCCACCAAAATACAATTTGTGCAAAATGATATTATCTCAGTAAATTATATGTAGAGGACATCAAAGATGTGTCTTTCAGTATTCCGTGTTGTTCCGCAACCGGCAGTGAAATGGAGAACTGAGAATTTGGCTATGATATATATTGTAATGTCATTACCAAATTTTATTTTGGATAAATTAGAATTCGGTACGTCCAATGCTCTAAAAGCATTTCAATATGTCCTATTCAACCAAAGTTCCTCAGTGGCATTATCGATGTCATCACCATGATTTCCATCAAGATCCAATAAATGACTTTATTATCTAGTGTTAGACTAAAATGGGTCTTCGTGTTTATCTTCTTCAAGTAAACTGATTGAAACATGTGTTCATTTTCATCTGAGCAAAAAAAACAAATTTCACCTTGAACAACAAAACGTGTTTCTACCGTCATTGCCAAATTCTCATTTCTCCAAAATAAAAATATACCGTCTTCACCAAAATTGAATTTGGCACAAATTCAATTTTGGTGAAGACGACGCCGTCAAAGCGCCAATTGAGCCGACGGTGAGTTAAAATGATTCAGTTCAACTGAATCATTTTCATACAAGCAACACGTCGTTGCATCAATGGATGCTTCGCATTCTCATGTTCATTCACCTTCATATAAGGTCATGGTTTTATGTCCACTTCGTTGTACTTTCAAGTCAATAAATTGTATTTCGGATAAATTATGGCAATGACGGTAATCAGTTAATTCATGTAATCGATACATTTTTTGATACCATCGTAAAATTGAATGGTTGGATTATACATGAGATGATTTTTCGCTTTTGTGATGTCTGCACTTGAATGTGCAATATCACCTTTCCTCTCTGATTCATATATCGGTTCTATCTTTTTATTAAACAATGTATTTATAATATAAACAACTTCATTCAAATTGTATTGACGACCACAACCTATATTGAATACCTCACCAAAGCAAGTTTCATCATGAGTAGTTAGTGCTAATATATTGGCTTCCACCACATTCTCAACATAAACGAAATCTCTTGAAAAGGATCCATTTCCATAAATTATAGGTCGACTATTATTTTTCATTACATCTATAAACTTTGGTATCACTGCTGCATATGCTCCATGTGGATCTTGTCTTGGACCAAAAACATTAAAATATCTTAATCCAATACATTCCATATTGTAACAATGAGTAAATACACGCGCGTATATTTCATCTATTGCTTTAGTGGCTGCGTAAGGTGACAAGACGTTACCTGTTTTATTTTCCACTTTAGGCAAAAAGGTATCATCACCATAGACACTTGAAGATGACGCATACACTACTCTTTTTATCCCTTTTTCTTTAGCAACCATAAGGATATTCAAAAAGCCATTGACATTTGCTGAATGACTTGAGAGTGGATCATGAATCGAACGGGGAACAGAACCTAATGCTGCTTGATGACAAATAAGATCAATATCTCTCACTGCTTTGCGACATATTTCTAAGTTTGTAATGTCTCCATAGATAAATTCAATATGCGAATACATCAAAAACGGTTCAATATTTTTTATATACCCCGTTCATAGATTATCTAAAATTACAATTTTTTTGCAATTCATTTTTAAAAATGATTCTACAAGATGAGACCCGATAAAACCAGCTCCACCTGTTATTAAAATTTTTTTATTTTTCATCCATATATATCTATTATACATATTATTTTTTTTTCAATTTTTTACCTTTGGTATCATCACTACGAAATACCGTCATCGCCACGAATAAAAAATGATTCGACTTTGTCGAGTTCATTTTTTTATCTCTAAACTTTCACCTTTACGGTGAAAGTTTGAATTCTCATTTTTCTCTTTTAGCGCCGGTAAGATAAAATGGTTCATTTGAACTGAACCATTTATACCGTCTTCACCAAAATACAATTTGTACCAAATTGTATTTGCAAAAAATCTCCGAATGGAGATTTTTTGGTCGCTTTGCGACTGGTGCTCAGTATTCCGTCAAAGCATCCATTGATGCGCCGACGTGTTGCTTGTATGAAAATGATTCAGTTGAACTGAATCATTTTAACTCACTGTTTTGACGGAAACTCAGTGAAATACAATTTGGCACAAATTCAATTTCATCATTTTACCGTAAAGGTAAAATGATGGATGCGGAGCATCGTGGTAAATACGTAATTTATTGATTTCAACAGCAACCGTTGGTTCAATGAGCATAATATACTCACAGGCATCTTGTGATTTTTGTAGAAATACAATACTTTGTGCCACTAGAACGAACAGATGAATTATCGCCACGAATCATAATAATACTTCCCGTGGACATACTTCAAAATCTTCCATCGTTTCTCGTCATCGTATTCACACTTCTTCACCGCCTCGTTGAAATCGTCCATCTTGAACGCTCCAGAACGAACCGCATAATCGCCAATCGACGTAATCACCATAAACATGATGGAATAGTCCGTCGCGCTACACGGAATCTGAAAGTCTTGACAGACTTCTTCATCAATCTTGTCCAGTGCGACTCGCACACCGTCCTTATCCTTGAAATGATATGACACGGGCATCTGTCAAAAAAAAAGACACATGAATCGTTGATATCTGAATATTTGTATTCCAAACATATAATATCATGACAAGATAATAGTACATAATACATCATTTTTTGTGTCACATCATATAACGTGTCACAAAGGTTTGGATTCGCTCTTTATTTTCATCACACAACAAGACTCGATTATGTTGACCAACAAGTTCCATGAAAAAGACGCGATCAGGGAACTCATGTTTCAGTGTCAAGAACAGATGATACGACTGTTCAACAGGTACAACATCGTCCTGTGGTGCGTGAAAAATACCAAGGCGTGTCCGTGTCGATGAAAATCTCGACATGTACAAATCAGACACATCCCCCTTTGCTGGCAGACACGGCAACACACACCCATGAAGAAACGACGGACAAAACTCGCTTATCACGTCAGGTAAACTACTGACACCATTCACCTGAAGAATCCAGTCGACAGTTGACTCTAAACGTGTGTACACGTGTGCCTGAATCAAAGCACCCAAAGACTCTCCCCAAAAAACAAGAGTATCAAGAGTATCATGTCGTTTTCGAATCAATTCACATGTTTCTGTACAATAGCGAACGATCGTGTGGAAGTCACACTCGAGATGCTCCGATATCCCAAATCCAGGATATTCCAAGTGATAGAGTGTAAATGTCGGAAAAATATCCTGAACCACACGGAGTAGTATCACACGTGTCGAGACATTGCCAGCATTGCCATTAAAATACACGAGGATGTTTTCGTTTAATGTCTGGTCACGTGGTGGATAGACCCATGCACCCATCTCATTCTCAAAATGAATCTCTTCAAAACGATGAGAAGATGTGTTTTCCACCATGTACAACATTGGAAACAAGAAAAACTTGTTTCGATACAGGAAAAACGTTATCCATAAAGAAATGAGAAAAATCAAGACTGATACAATGACTGACGAACATGACATGATGTTTTATCTTGACCATCACCATTGTTCTAAATCAAATTACTCCTGTAACCATGGATGATTCAAGAGTTGTGTGATTGATAACCGATTAAGTGGTGATTTTTCAAGACACGACCGAAGAAAATCTTTGAGTACATCGTCATGAATCATGTCCAAAGATGCAGGATATTCATAGGACGACAAGATAAACAGGACCGGGTAGAACTGATAATCATTCAAAAGGTCATCCATGGGATGAGATGAAAAGAGATGCATACGACCCGCAAAACGATGTAATGCATTCAATTTAGACAAGAGTTCATATTCAATGTTGCTTTTTTCGTGAATATCATGCAGAGACTGTGGTATTTTTTGACAACAATGAAATATTGTTTTATTCTTGTCAATCAATTCCGACAACAGCATGTCTCGCTCGTCACTGTCGCACACATTCAATTGTTGGACGATATCAATCTTTTCCTGTATCTGACTCCGCAAGACTTCGAGACGTTTCTTTTTCAACACGTCATCAACTTTTGAAAACATGTTTTTCAGATGCAGACTTTCCTCATACAAACCGTTTCGAAATGTTGTTTCTTTCATATGAATATCATTTTCAATCATGTGCGGGAGTTTTTCAAAATCCAGACGAAACGCACGGTCGCCCAAGCACATTTCTAAAAGCGTAATACCAAATGAAAAAATATCAACAGATACAGTATATGACGTTTTTTTCAAGGTATACAACGAATCATACATCTCCGGTGAGATGTATCCAGGAGTTCCAACAAGACTCAACTGGTCATACTGGTTGAGTGTCTCAATCTTGTTCAACTGAATCCCTGATGTGAATTTCGTGGCAATCCCGAAATCAATCAGTTTGTATAGTTTGACTTTATCATCATACATAATATTTGACGGTTTGACGTCACGATGAATGATATTCATGTCGTGCAACACTTTTAATCCCTTGAGAATATGTCGAGTAAACAATTTCAGATCATCCATCGTCCAACAATATCGATCAAGAATCATCTGTCGGACATTGTACTGACAGAAATTCGCAATCATAAATATTTTTCGTGTTTCTTTGGACGTTGTCGAGAAATGGATGGTCAACAGATACGGACTCTTTTCAATCTCTGCGATTCTCTTTTCATTCAAGTACCTTTTCTGGTCAGTTTGATTCCCAGACACATGTATCTGATACACAACAACAGGAATATGGTCTGTCACATTCCACCCGAGATACGTCTTCTTACTCGACCCTTCACCACACACGTGTCGAAAACGAAAATAAATGACATGTTTATTGCGGTCAATAAACCAAGAGTTTTTATATTCGTCTCGTGTCATGTCAACAAATATGTCAATCGTCTCAAATGTAATGGGAATGCAATATGATGACATGAATGTTTCGAAAAAAAAGGTTGCTGGAAACACGTCTTGACTCTGCCACTTTTTGTTTCCAGTCGTATCCCATATCAGTCCACTGTCCATCTCAAACAAGTCATCTTCTACCCATCTGTCCACAAACTCTGACTTTGTGAGTTCTTTGACCCGACGACACTGACCAGTGTCAAGAAACTGAACCAGATATCTCAAAAATCCATGTCGTTCAATCTGTTCAATAATAGATAAACATTTTTTAAAGACATAGTCATGAGTCATGTGTGTGTTTCTATCTTTCGACAAAAAAATATTTTGAATGTTTCTTTGATTCAAAAAGACAAAGTTTTTTCTTTCTTATCCTTTTCGGGTGAGCAACAAGACGTCCGACGAGTTATAGAGGTTTGATAAAAACAAATGTTCCTCGGAATCGATCTTGTGCATGACGTAGTACCGTTTATGGGGAGGGTGAAACTTGATCACCAGCAGTCGTTTTTCAATAATCTCATTGTTTTCTGGTGTGAATCGAATCATTTTTTTTCGTGGGTACTGGACTCTGTAGATGCCACTGATAAAATCAAACCCGACAATGGCAGAGAGCGTCAAGAAGCAAAAGAGGTAACGCAACATGTTTCTTCTTTTCGTTTTTTTGATATTTTATATATTTTTTTCATATTGAGCAGAAAAACACTCTACCTATCGGCATCTGTGAATAAAACGATTCGCTTCGTCAATCCATAGAATCAAAATAAATAGGATAACTTCCGCATAGATGCGTATACGGAATGGGTTGTTTCGTGGTAGTACTCATATCTTCATACCGTTCTACAAAATGTAATTCCATATTTTTGTTGATTCCATTCGACAAAAAAATCGAATGACGTCTTGCTCTCGACAAAACCTGCCTTTGTTATAAAATATTTGAGTGTGTTTCTTTGATTCAAAAAGACAAAGTTTTTTTCTTTCTGAAAACAAAAGAAAATACACACCATGGAACACAAAACCATATGTGCCCCAAGAGCATCGAAAACACATCCTTTCGTGTATACACGCCACGAATTAGAACAACGGGTAAGAAATGAACTTCATCTCTCATCAAGCATTATCCGAAAACTCTCCAAAAAAGAATTATGTGCTCGTCTCAATATTCCTTATCACGACTCACCTCCAAAACCAGTTGTCACGACAAGCACTGTGGAACAAAAGTCATGCACACGAAAACGAAGTCGTCCTCGATACACACTTGAAGAAGTCAGGACACTTGCTCTTCAACGACATCTTGTTGATGCAAAAAATGTAAAAAAGCATTCATACTTTGACTTGTGTCGTCTGCTTAAACTCCCAATCGACGAGAACGTCAATGTTCCTCCACCAGCACAGAATTGTATTGAACGTTCATCTCGTGCATTGCGACATCATCAACTCGCTGTCGTGAATTTTTTAACACGTCATCGTGGTCTCATTGCATTTCACAAGGTCGGTTCAGGAAAAACTCTGACGGCCATCACCGCAAGTCAATGTTATTTAGACGCTCACCCAACCAATCGTGTGATTGTTATTACACCAGCGGGACTGCTGAAACAGTTTCAAACAGAAATGACTCAAAAATATGTCAATATCCGCCATCAAAAACAATATTTGTTTTTTTCATACCAGAAATTTACCTCACTCTCAAAAAACAAAAAAGCACCGACATGCCACAACGCCATGGTGATTATCGACGAAGGACATAATCTGCGAAACACAAAAGGAATAAACGTGTTTCATGTTTTCAAATGTACAGACAAAGCAGATAAAATCCTGATTTTGACAGGAACACCTCTCTATAACGCCCCTCATGATATCGTGGCACTCTACAATATGATTAAAAGTCCTCACGAACCCATCATGGGGACAACAGTGAGTCCACAGAGTTTCAAAAAACTCATGTGCAAAATATCCTATCATGACACATCTGGAGACCCGAACTTTCCACAACGACACGACGTCTACGAATACATCGACATGACCAAACACTATCAAAAAAAATATGAACAACTCCTTGATGCCATTCTGAATGCAAAGATAAGTTCTATTGTCATTCAGACGTTTGGAGATAAAGACCTGGTTGCGTTTTTCAATGCTGTGCGTCGTGCCGTGAACAATCTTGACAACACAGATGAAAACAAAAAGTTACACTGGGTAGTTCAAAAGATACAACACATTCCGCGACATGAAAAGATTGTTGTCTTTTCAAATTTTTTGAGTGCCGGTATTTATCTCATTGCGAACAAACTCCCTCCACACATCCGTTACGCCATTATTGACGGCAGTGTCCCAATGAAAATACGGCACGATATCGTCCAAGATTTTAATCAAGACAAGATACAAGTGCTTTTTATTTCAAAAGCAGGTGGTGAAGGACTTGATATGAAAGGAGTCCGGCACGTTATTCTTATGGAACCGACATGGAATGAAGCGTCTATCGAACAGGTCATTGGACGTGCCATACGGTATCAGAGTCATTCACATCTCCCAAAAGAGCAACAATCAGTAACGATCCATCATCTCCTTCACATTTTTCCAACCGACCGTAAACTCTTTCCTCCCATAGAATCGTATTACAAGACCATGAAAAAAGACCCTTTCAATGACAATCCAGAATATCCAATAAGTCCTTACGAATCAAGTTTTGACCTCTTTCTTGATTTTTATATCAAAAAGAAACAGATACGACTTGATGCATATAATGAGATTCTTCAAAAAATGTCGATTGAACAAAACACATGTTGATAAAAATTTATCCCGATAAGAAAAGAATCATGAAAACCAAAACAACAATTGGGTTTGAATTCCAGACCTGAGTTTCTGACTCTCTTTATTGTAAACGTTTTCAAATGATTCTTCAATTTGAAACACAAAAAAATAAATGTAGAATATGCGTAGAACGTTTAGAAGATTGTTCTTTCCACCGCTTTGGAAATTCTATATTTCCATCTTTTTCATCAAAAAAATGAAAAACCACTTTGATGACCTTTGACATGTGTCAAAAAAAAAACCCAATAATTTCTATAAAAAAAAGAAAATTGAATTTATGAACAAATTCAATTTTGGTGAAGACGGTATCAGGAAATGCTCTGAAGAATCAGTGTCATGTCATCATGCAACAAATGTTTCCGTTCAACAAGAGCACCAATAAGTCTATCAATTTTTTGAGTCGCATTGACGAGTAGGTCAACAACACTTTGATAACTTTCGTGCAACATGTCCTGAATATCTGTCTCAAGAGAATGCAACAAAAAAGGAGATTTTTCAGTGTCGTAACCGACAGACAAATGTGGTGTAGAGGGTGAAAAACCACTCTGTTGAAAGAGAGAACGAACAAGAGCATTGGCACGAACAAGGTCGTCATGACATCCGATGCTTGTATTCCCGTAACCAAAATAGACTTCTTCAGCCGCTTTGCCTGCCAATAAAATCATGAGACGCGCCTTGAAAAGACTCATGGTTGGAAGGGAATGAATATTTCGTTCGTGATACAAGGTGAATCCACCAATATGACCATGATTGGGACGGATTGAGATTTTATAGAGTCGGAAATAGTGCGAAAAGTGATTGACGACAAATGCATGTCCGCACTCATGGACAGCAACGCGTTGAATATCATCTGGTGTCCGTTCATCATGTTTTTTCAGTAGACCAACCATTTTTTTTTCAAAGGCGTCAAAAAGATGTGTTGTATTCATGACACCAGTCTCTCGTGCACCTACATATGCCTCCTTGACAATATATTCAATATCAGCACCAGACAGTCCACGAGTCAATGTGACGAGCGTAGTCTTGTCATCATATGGGAGACCGTCGTGTGAATGATTGTATTTGCATATGAAGAATGTCAAGAGGTCTCGACGAACTTTTTCGTCAGGAAGAGGAATATGAACAATTCGGTCAAAACGCCCGGGTCGGAGTAGAGCAGGGTCGAGGACATCAACACGGTTTGTCGCTCCAATAACAAGAATATTTTGTTTCGATTGGAAACCATCCATTTCTGCCAGGAGTTGATTGACGGTGCTTATCCCTTCATCAAATGTTCCAGACAAACGGTGAGACCGCGTCCCTATGGTGTCAATCTCATCAATAAAAATAATGGACGGACGATGTTTCTTGGCAGTGAGAAAAAGTTGTCGAATACGTTGAGCACCGAGACCAGCATAGACTTCAATAAATTGAGAACCTGTTGTTGGGAAAAAACTTGCATTCATTGTGTAGGCAATATGACGTGCAAGAAGGGTTTTCCCGACACCCGGACTGCCTTCAAGTAAAAGACCACCAAAAGACACGTGTGACGAATTCAGAAGATGGATTGTATCCTGACACTCTTGCCAAATATCTTCTGATCCAATCCATGGTGTCGGCGGTGTCAACGTATGTTCAAAAACAAATCGTTCGACATTGTCTGGAGGAGTAAACAGTGGAAGAAAAAAAGTCCGAAAAATTAATGGCAAGAGACACATAAAAAAGAGCGTTGACCCAACTTGTCGAAGAAAAGAAGAAAGGAAATCCCAGAAAACCTGAGACGTGGTTTTTTTCAATATATGAAATGGAATTCGTAAACGTGCCAGGTCAGACAAGATATGGTCAATCAAAAAAGGTGGAATCACGATGCACACAACATCTTGTTCAGACGATGTAGACGAGAAAAAAAGAGCTCGAGAACAGTCATACCAAAACACAACAAATCGATATTTTTTCAGGTCAAAAGTCGTGGTGTAACTATGTTTTGGAAGAGCAGAAAAAAATGGAAAATAGTATGCATCATCACGAACGATCTCGTGTGACACTGACTGACGTGAAAGGAACCACAACATTTTGTTTCTATGTCACATGTGATTAAATGATTCTGTTTTGGACAACAACTTGTTCATGTACCATCGCAAGACAATCCTATCCAACTCTCTTCATGAATGCTGAAACCATGTATGACACAAATGACCGTCCGTCCTAGTGTACCGTCATCGCCACGATTTCAAATGAAGGACGGAACCGTCCTTTGTTTGAACTCCAAAATTTTACCAAAGGTAAAATTTTGAATTATATTATGGTGAATTAACATTATGGCGCTGTAAATCATGGGTGATGACATTGATGTAATGCCACTGAGGAACTTCGGTTGAATAACCGCTTTCTTTACACAATACCATATAACCGGATACAAACATCATAGAGAACTGGTTCTCCCAATTTAAGTTCTACATGGAGACATCAAGGACAAGAGATATAGAGGAACTGAGAAAGGAATGTGGAGAAGCGATAGAGAAGATCCAGCAACATCATTATGCGAATAATTTCAAGTATGGATATAAGAAGGAAACTTATCCGAAGAGGAAGAAACCATGGTTAAGCACTCACCACCACCCACCAAAAGTATATAAAAATGAAATAACATTGGAATGAAATAAGAATAAAATAGATATGAAAATCACATTGCTGCAGAAGCAGGTCAGAGGACATCTTTGTAGAAAGAACCTACAAAAGCCACAAGATCAAATGACATTTCAACTTGTCTCAGAAATGTTGGAAGAGCATAGAAGTCATTACAAGGCTACATGTAGGAACAAACTATTACATAAGAAAAAAATACGACATACTAATTTTCCGCCAGAAATATCGGAAAATATCGTCAAGTTTGTATTTTTCCACAAGTACAAGATTATGCCAACATGGGATACCGATACTGGAGATCTTCAATGTAGGGGTCTATCTATTGAGGTTAAGGCATTCTCATCAACAGGACCAACAACATTTGGACCAACAGAAAAATGGGATAGAATTTACTTTCTGGATGCTACCCAATTTAATGATTCGGTCTTCAAGGTCTATGAATGTAAGCTTAAAAATACAAGCCATATATGGCAACAATTAAGGGTTAATAAGGGTGAAACATATGGAGAACATGCAAAACAAGGTAGGCGACCACGTCTGTGTTTTTCTGATATATGTCAGCAATTAGGAACTAATTGCAAACTTATCTTTGAAGGAACTTTCAGCGAGAAGTTGTGCGATGTCAATGAACCTTATAGACATACTGCATATGGTAAAGGTTCTATCTTATCATTATCATTCACAAGCACAACCGCTACTCCCAAGATAGCAACGATGACGAACTCTCAACAAGATATGCAAACTACTATTGATGTTCATAAGAATTATACAAGGAAAGAACTTTTACGGATGGGCTATAGAGACATGCAAAAATTGGCATCTGGATTTAGAAAAAGGGTTGGAAAGAAAGCAGTATCACAGAAGAAGAATGATTTATTAACATTCTTATACAAGTGTATGAATATCAGTTCTTAGGCGGTTATTTTATTTTTTATCAAAAAATGAAATAAGAAGTTCTTCTCTAAATAAAAGATAAGATGAAGTATATTGACTTAATCGCAGGAACGGGGGCATTTTCACATGTCCTTGGGAAAAAAGGTTTCCAGTGTGTATTTGCCAACGACCTTGTTGAGTCATCAAAAGAGATCTACAATAAGAACCATGTCGGACATCCGTTCGTATTGGGTAATCTAAATGACATTGATATTCATACTATTCCGAAACATGATCTATTATGTGCGGGTTTTCCGTGTCAACCGTTCTCTATTGCGGGAAAGAGAGAAGGTTTCAATTCCTCGTTCTAATGTTTTCTGGAAGATATTGGAGATTGTTCAACACCATAATCCATCTATTCTCTTGTTAGAAAATGTTAAGAACCTCAAAACGCATGATGGTGGTAAAACATTTGCTACTATCTCATCATCACTGTCAAACCTTGGCTACCATATAAAATATGATGTATTGGATACTTCAAGGATTACACATGTACCTCATCACAGAGAACGAATTTACATCGTTGCATTTCGTGACAAGGACATTTATGACCAGTTTCAATTCAATTTTAATGCTGTAGAAAATAAACCTATCTCCAACTTTTTAGAAAAAACTATTCCTTCCAAATATTACTACACCAGTAAGCTTCAGGTGTTTCCAGTTATACAGGCATCCGTCACGAAATCAGTGCTTACAACGAATACAATTTATCAGTATCGGAGGCACTATGTTCGTGAAAATAAGAAAAATCAATGTCCTACATTAACAGCAAATATGGGTGCTGGAGGACACAATGTTCCCTTAATTCTTGATACGAAAGGCATTCGTAAATTGACACCAAGAGAATGTTTTAACCTTCAAGGGTTTCCGACAGATTATATACTTCCCGACATTTCTGACAGTTCACTATATAAGTTGGCAGGAAACGCTGTTTCAGTTCCGGTAGTGGAGTTGATTGTTAATACTTTAATCGAGTGTATGTAAGTTATATTTTATTTTATTTATATTGATGTAAATACACAAAATCAATATAAAAAAGATAGTAAATATTAATACAAAAATTATTAAAAAAATTCCCATTTACACCGTTGAGCCGTTCGGCCTACATTTAACCCTTCAACGACGAATAGACACAAAAACGTGTCTAAAGTGTTTTCAAACCTTCAGCATATGTTTGAAAATAAAGTCTAAAAAATTCAGTCGTTGAAGGGTTAAAATGTCAAAAAATTTTAATTTCCAATACTATCTAAAGGATTGAGAATATAAAAGTAAGATAATGAAGAGGCGAGTCGCACCGTATCAGTCGGAGCGAGATAGGATTTATTCCTACGCAACTATGAGTAGGGTAACAACTCCAATGCTCTAAAAGCATTCAAATATTGGGGGTGTTATATTCATCTGCACCATCAACTTTTTTATTTTATCACCCTTATGTGCACCAGCATTATCAAACAAGAATAAGTAATTCTCAAGATAATCTTCTTTGATAATTGACCCGACAAATTCCACAAACCTGTCTGTATTCATAGCACCTTGTCATCATTAACCTATATGACATGAACATTTCTTTTTGTCTTCACCAAAATACATTTTTACACAAATCCTCTTTTGGTGAAGACGATAGACGATTTGAGAATATTCTTTGAAGAAAAATGGATTTTGGTGACGGTATTCTTTCTTATGAAAAAAAATATTTCCAAGTAAAAAATGGTAAAAAAAAAACGTCTTCAAGAAACGTTTTTGCGTATTCATTATTTGTTTTACAAGACTCAACTCTGGAAGGACACAACGTTTCGAATCGTCCTTCAGGAACTTACCCAGAACTATCTTGAAGAGATTATGCAACGTTTAGAAACACAACGATTTGACACAACTCAACTGGTATCGTGTCTTTTCAATCGATTTGAAAAAGTGCCACTCACAGACTACACTGTACAAAAATACACACAATCAACTCTGGGACAGATTCTCTTGACATGTTTTGTTTTGGGTTTTTTTCGTCTATGGTTTGATGGTGGATACAACAAGAAAGTATGTCAGGTCAAGATTTTAAAAATAAAAATCTTTCAAGACAAGAATTGTGTAAATCTGAAACGTCATCACAAAGAACTGTTGACGGGAATGAGTCTCATGTATTTTCTTCTCAATCAAGAAATCCAAGTGAATGTGGCATCGCTGGTGACATTGTCACAAGACCTGCGCAACTTTCTTGAAAAAATATAATGCCTGTATAGAAACAAAATGAAAACAACGGTGGGTCTTTTTTTATTAGCATTCGGAGAACCCTCTATTCAAAAGAAAAAAGAGATATTGCTCAAGAATCTCAACGTTTTCAAGAAAATGAAGGAAACATATATCTTGAGTTTGTATATTTTTTTGTACTCAATCGACAAGGAATCAGTTTTGAATGATATAGATTTCCGTATATATGTCGACAATATAACTATTCATGTGGAAGAAGGAATACTTGGACAGTTTATATATAAATACATCTCTCAATGGCATCAACAGCACGACTATAGTTTATTTTTTTTAGACGATGTTGAACTCCCGAAGCATTTTCAAGTGACCAAAATGATTGACATCTATCATCAAGAACATTTGGACATACTCGGTCTCCCGCTGACACAAGATTCATTTACACACCATAAAATCATGAAGATGACAAAAAAATATATGTTTCGTGAAACGAATTTTATAGAACTTTTTGTCTACTTTTTTTCAAGAGAAAAGTGTTCAAAATATATTGAACTCTTTGACCATGAAACACGATGGTGTTGGGGAATAGACCTCATTCTGTCTACACGTGGATTCAGATTAGGTCTCTATGATGGATTCCCGGTCAAGCACTATTTCAATGGAGTCAGTTATTCACACACGCTCCCACATCCTTCACGTGAGATGAAAAGGTTGAGACGACAATACGGATTCATCCGTTCACCGAAAGTGATTCGGTATAAAAACTTGACATGAAAGGATGAAAGATGACAACACTTCCTCGTGACGTCGTGACAAGTATTTTTGAATATGTCTCGTACGGAACGTTGAATCAGTTCTTGACTGATTACAGTACTGATTGGACCATCCCATTGAGCATACAACAACACATTGAAGACAAGAAAAAATTCATTCTCGAGCATATTCCATCCGTCTTGATTGATATGTTTACTCTGAGTGAATTACTCGACGCAGCTGTTCTCAAGTGGAAAGATGCTTTTCTTGGATGGACAGACTATATTGACAGCATTCAAACATCTGATGTTGAGAGTGCATTATCTATAGGAGTCGACCCATACCATCGTGCATTTGTATGCATGAGAATTGTCGATATTGAACGTGAAAACACATTTGTGTATACCCTCTTCCAACGATACAGTCATGACATGACATCATGGACGTATGGTTGTCATTATCCATCATTCCTCAAGACAAGTGGATATGTGATTGTTCAAAATACACTTCGACACAAAGACTTTGAAGACACTCTACACAAACTCATGTCAAGAAAACCGCATTACTTTCGTATGAATTCGTCAGCAGCATTACGCCCTTTCTGTCTTGTCTAGAGTGCGGTCAAAAAAAAATGCATAGATAGTATAAAATGAAAAAAAATATCCCACCACTTCAAAGAAAGTCGAGTCGCCATACTCTCCTGAAAACAGTTGGTTCTTTGTCCGTTGTCGCTGGTCTTGGTCTTGTTGGTGCCGGAATGATGTTGGGTGGAAGTGCTGGTGGTGCTATGGAAGTAGCAGCAGAAGAGGAAACATTCCGTTCATTATTAACACGTCCAGAAAAGGGTCTGGCAAAACACATTTCTCCAGAACGACTGCAAAAGACAGAACAGTTATTGACACGACTCGAGAACGATGGCATATTAGGCATCTTATCCTTCAAGGGCGGGTTAAAAAGTCTATCACGGATTGCATCAGAACATCAGCATCAAGAAGACTTTTTTTACAATCAACAGTACGGGGAAGGAAGACGTATTCTTCTGAATAGAAATCTACAAAGATTGAGGAACGGACTATCAACAAGCATCCGTGAAACAACATTCAGATTTTTGCAAGACACGCCATTAACGTCGCAAGAAAATGCAATTTTTGACGATATAGTGACAAGAGCATGTACTCGAGAGAGTGACATGTCAAAAATATTAACTCCAATAAAAATATCTGGTCATAACCAATTCACACTTTATGACCTCTTTCGAGAAGACAGACCAGAACAATTAGCACGTAGATTCCCGCAAGACAAAGAATTCTCGACATATATGGTGAAAGGATACAGACAAAATATACGACGTGCTTTAATTCAAAATGATAATGAGTTTTATACACTCTTGAATGCTGCGTATCGACAGTCAAAAAATCTAGTATTGAATCAGACACTCTATGAAAAAGCATTTATCCGTCCATTTTATGAAGAAGTTATCTCTCTTCTTGAAGAAATTGAACGGTCGGATATTGAAGGAAAAAAACAGATTGTCCAACGTCTCGTCAAGATGTTGAAGCAAAAAGACCGAGAACTGACGACATTTTCTCAGTTTGAGAAAGCAATGATGACAGATTTAGATCGTCACGAATATCATCGAGACCTATTTTCAGTTGATCAGACACGGCATTCATTCTTTAACATATCAACATTTGAATCCCTCAAACCTTTATTTCGAGGACGCATCAGTCAAGATGCATTATACATACCATCTTCATAATCAAGCGTCATCACCACGACGTTTTCGTGTGTCTCATGAATTGAGGGTTAAGTACATAATATCAGTGTCAATCAAGATAAAGAAATTGAATTGTGAAAAAAATTCAATTTCAGAAACACCAAGAAAAAAAAATATTGCTACAGAAAGAGAGACAACTCAATGATATTATATCTGTACTTTACAACGAACAATGGAGTGTATGACACTCAAGCAAAAAACATCATACCAGACAAAGACACTGTGACACTCCTCAGATTTGTGACGTATCAACTGTATGACGCAAAAACAGATGAACAAAGAGGAATCTTGAAATTGTCCATCACCTCCACACCCAGTCATCAAAACAATCCAAACTCACCATCGTTAAACACATATATATTTACATTTTATCTCACGTCTGATGACCTGGTTGTCACCACGGAATACAGTTTCATTGCAGAGAAAACCACACCGTTCCCTTCATTCAAGAATAGGATTCTCTCCATCACACCCCTCTATTGCACACATGGAACGGTTCACATCCAAGTCACACAAGACAATAGAAAAAATGTTACCATCCGTTTGTAAATTCACATATATTCTGCAATACGATATTCAATATCGTCAGGGAAAATATGCAAAGCATGAAGATAGTGTTGTGCGGCACGAATCCATTTTTTTTCATGGTCGAAAAGACGTGTACACACAGTCACAAAAGACAGACACGGACTCCAATGACTTCCAAGAATCGTGACGCAACACGGACACGGGCACACATCATACAATGTTTGAAACAGTCTTTCGATAGATATGTCCAATGACAGATGACGGAAGAGTTTTCCATTCAGCGATACGACTGGGGGTTTGAATGGATAATCTTCGGGGATGGTCAATGAAAAGTGACGGTCATGAGGGGAACGAAACGTCAATCGAGTAGAGTGTTCATCCATCATAAAACGTATATGTGGAAATTCAGTCCGGAGCTTCTCAATATCTGCAAAAAGGCGACGATGTCGATTCCCTGTCATATCTGTGACAACATTGAAAACAAAAAAAAAGGTTAAAAGAGGTGAAAACACACATATATCATTTCATTTCACAAACATGAAACATATTCATTTTTTTAACGAACAATGCGATACGCAATGGTGTTATTTTTTCGAAAAATACGAATGATATCTCCTTTTGAAAATCCATAATAACGAACGACCGGGTCGCTTTTTAAAAGACTTGGGAGTGAATGTCCAAATTTTTTTTTAATTTCAAGCGACTCAGATGGTGATACACATTCGTGATGACAATAGTATTTGAATTGAGTAATATCATACACAAGTTCTTTGAGTTCAAAAATCTCGATACAAAATTGAAAGAGATTGTCAATGACCTTTTTTGTACTGGATGTAATCGTTGTTTGGTAGATGATAATACCGTGCTGTATTTTTTTTGATTCGAGATAGTAGACGAACTCTTTGATTGAATCAATGTTCATCTTTTCTTGAGCGTAATACCAAACCAACACCTGTTTTTGAGTCTGTGTATGAGCATACACATGTAACAAACGTATATTTTCATCACACGATACATACTCGTATCCCCGTCGAGAAAGCATAAGTCGTGTGTATTCCTGACACCGTTGCCAACGTGTTTCCAAGTTCATGTCATGTATGTCATTGCATATATTGTATTGAGCATATCTTCATTTTTTTGCAAATGAATACCGTCATTCATCAAAATTTGATGTATTCGTCGTCAAAAAGGCAAAAATACAAAAACAGAAAAACCAATGTTACAAAAAAACACCTTTACGATCAAATGATGAAATTGAATTTGGTATAAATTCAATTTCGGCAAGAGACTATTTCTTTGAGATACATTGATTGACTTCATACATGTGTTTTTCAACGGGTGTCCATTTTTTTTGTGACCATGTTGTCCACACATCCCAATCCGGGAATATATCTTTCTCAATATCTCGCAAACATGAATGACGCATCAACATCTTCCAGACAATATGTGCAATAAGACGATGTCCCGACTGAGGATAAAACAAACGTTTTCGTGTATGACGAAAACATCCATTCAGTTCTGACCATTCATCAGAACCGTCCAAAATCCCAAATCCATAGTCAGAACGAAAACGATTCATGACACGGTCAGTCACAAAAAGATGCAGTGGGTCCACCTGTGGTTCTCGTTGAGAGATTATCCGAACCGGGATAACGTGTTCAATACTTTGTTCCGACAAAAACACGTGGTGATGAGTATACACATCAATATGATGATGGAGTCGCAGACGTTGTCGTAGGTTTTTAGAAAGAGAAAACCGAACCATGTTTGAATTCAAATGACATTTGTTTTCTTGACTCATTTTTTTTTTATCAATACAGATGAAACTGTTCATCCAGACATGGCAATGTACTCTGATATTGGAAATTCAAATCATTAATAGAATCATTAAAAAAGTTTCTCAATTCATTCCGTTCAGTCAGCAGTTCATCCTTTTTTGTATCACCATCTGTTGTCATTTCCCACAAAAGACGTCGACCCACATTTTCGACACACTCGTAAATCTCATATAAAAGACGCATTTTATTCCATTTTTTTTCATATTCTTGTAAACGTTTCTTGAATTGATTTTCGTCAATCATGTTTTTCATAAAAAGTTTCCTCAGAACAAGCGTGGTTGTATGAAAAGGGGTATCACGATACCGAAGCAGTTTCGGTAATTCGACACGTTGGATATGAGCGACAAATCGATAAAATCGTGTCCATTCGTCTTGTTGAGTTTTATGTCCAAGTTTGACAAGCATACGTTGAAGTTGGAAAAACGTGACAAGGCGATTTCCGTTTCCACATGGATTTTCGTCAATGTGATGATGATTATGGTCATGTCCATTTCGTCGTACATAATCAAAATAATGAGGATTATGAATAATGCCCCTCTCAATTTTTCCAGTGACATAGTCAAATGCAGTGTGACACTGTGGACACCACATCTGACGACATCCAGAGATACGATGAATACGCACATGACACGAAGGACACGGTTTACTGCTCTGACGGATAAAAACCCAATTTTGACAGTCTTCTTCACGACATGTGTGATCGTGTCGTGTCTCAGTGCTGAGTGCGACATTGCACTCAACACATGTAAAGTGTTGACACAGTCCACATTGCCCGTTAGTTTCAGAAATGTATCCCTTACATCCATCATGGACACATGGACGGACAAAGGTAATTTTTTCGTGCGTCGTAGTGGTCGTTGCACGTCTGTAGAGTTGTTGTTGAACAGTCTCAATCTGTCTTTGAATGTCAGACTGAGCACGCCGCAATTCAATCAATCGCTCTTTCAATGCTTCTCTTCGTTGGTCTTCAAGAATGGACGCCATGGTTTCTGGAAAGAGAGACTTTTCACGTTCAAATAAAACGTTAGCACGGTGTTGTTTAAAATTTTTTGTCAAAAAGGTCTTGGGGAATGCCTGGGAAAGGAATCGTCGGTCCCATTGATTGCGACAATTCATACAATGTGCATCAAAATGTGAACCTAACAAATATGTTTCAGTACATTTCCGACAACTCTTGTAGTCACACTTTGGACATGTTATAATATTCTTTGTATATCGTGTTTCAGTGCACACGTGACAATCTTCCATTTGTTTTAATTTACAAACAATCAATTTAAATATTTTTATTCACTTTTTCTTACCTTCAAAACTATCATCAAAACAAAAAAAAATGTGTTGAAAAAGTTGTTTATGATCGTGATGCTTCCATTGGGAAGACTTTGAATTCCTTCATGACTATACATGCATCGCTGATCCGAATGTAAAAAATTTTTTTATTGTGTAGATATGTTTACCATGTAATATGGTATGAAAACCAGGCCGGAGATTCTCGAGGAAACGTTTTCCATTTTGCATTTCGTTGTAGAAAACGACGTCGGCGTTGTTCATCTCTGTGTTTGAGATAATCTTGATATCCCATAAGACCAAAATATGTTTTTTTCCCGCTGGGCCATTCATAATAATATTTTTTTTGGGGTTTATCAGACAGATGGAGTCGTCGAGGGTCGAGTCCATAGTGTTGAATCTTTTTTTTTGCTTGTTGATAGTTTGAATATGTATTGACTTGTGCAAGTGTTGGCATTTTTATACATCAGGAAAAAAAAAATTATCAAGCAACGACACACAGACACAAAATCACAAACATACTCCAACCATAGATGCTCCATTGCAAATATGACGTGAACCAATGACCGATATTGACATATGACATGAATTTGACAAGTGACTCAAGGTACGAATATGATTCATACATACCATACAGAAAAATATTGGTCTGGATGTGTTGGAAACTCAAGTGTTGCAAGAGTGTGCCTGCACTATTTTGAAATCGTAAAAGACAACCAAGATTCAAGATAAATGATAATGAGAGATAACCTGAAATCAGAAATAAGGTTGTTGAAAATGAAAATCGAAAACGATACAGACAAAATAAAACACTCAGATATGTCCATGACATGAGGCACCAAATGTTTGAGAGAAAAAGCAGACACATTGTGAATGATGTCGGAAAACTCAAAACACCAATCCCGATCGAGATACATAACATGATGGACTCATCGAGAAGAATTTTTGTAACAAGAGAAAGGCGACGACTGTAATATCCTTGAGATACGTCATGAAAAACAACATGTCGGTCGAGAATATATTCAGTAATGTAGGCGAGTGGAACGAGAGACACTGTAAAAAAAATAATCTCGAGAACAATCATGAATTCAAAAACATCAACAATCGAGTTCGATTCAAGAACTCGTTGAAATGATTGAAAAGGAAAATGAAGACAGAATCCTTGAAACATGACGGTGAAGAATGGAAGGACCATTTTTGCACTCGTTGAAAAAAAATGACGTCTACATTTACGCACTTCTCTCCACATGAGCCACCATATTTTAGAAAAACACGACGGTTCGTATTTCACCGTCGTCAATGTTTCCCCGTGTGGTAATGACACATCTCTGGGAAAAATATGTAATACACCGTGTTCATCAACATCCCATATCTCATCAAAGAGTGACAGACAGTCAAATGATAGTGTATGACAACTACAAATCATCCACACATGATGTTGTCGACAAGTCTCTTTCAAGGCAACCAACATCCTGTGTGTTGTCTGTGCATCGAGTCCGGTGAACGGTTCATCAAAAAGACAAATGTCAGGTGGTGTTTGACACATCATGCATGCAAGAGCAACTCGTCTCCGTTCACCACCAGAGAGACCACGGTCATCGAGTTCACCAATATGACGATTGTGAACATGGTCGAGAACAAATGTTTTCAAAATATTTTCCATTTTCAAAGATGAGAGACGCTTTCCTGTCCCAATGCCGTAATAAAAAGAGAGTGTTTCTGACACTGTCAGATATGATGCGAGAACAGTCTCTTGGCAAAGATAGTGAACATTTGTCTTGTTGTGTATCAAGTGCCTATAGAAATATTCTAAAAATGTTGTTTTCCCATTGCCACTCTGTCCAAAAAGTCCAATAAGACAACCTGGTTGTGGTATCAGATGTGGTATATATAATTTCTTTTCTTTCCTTCTTCCTATCTCAATAATACACGCATTCATGTCATTCTTTGTATTTTTTTTCGAATGAAGTATTTAAACCGTTGAATCATACATGTGAGATATTTACGGTGCGGATTGTAGAGACTTTTCCGCTTCATGTATTTTATGATATACTCTGACAAGATATGTCATAGGATAATCAACGTTTTTTGATATATTTTGAAGTCTGTTATGCATGGTATTCACATGATATCTCATGTCGTTGAGAAGAAATTCATGCTCAAGCAGCATATTTTTATATTTTTCAACGTCTCGAAAAGTATGAAACGAAGGTGGATTATATCTGAGATGTGCAACTGTGTTTTTGAGTTCTTTCATAGAATTCACATAGGCATTTTTTTGCTTGTAGAGGCGAAACCATCGTACTAAATAAAATTGTCGTGTCTGCTTGAAAAATACAGAAGCATAGTGTCGGGAACATGTGCACAACCATTGCGGCGGAACATACACGAAAATATGAGATAGAATGTCGTCCGGTAGGTGTCTCATATGATTTTTTTTTAAAAAAATAAATCAGTGCATGGTGATTTCATTTTTTCATACGTACCGAATAAAATCTACACACCAGTCAAAAGACCAAACACATATTTCACTGGAAGCACACACAATGCAATCACAGCATCACAAAAACAATAGAGATACAAGCACGGAGAGTACAGTTTCATGATTTTTAATGAGAGACACAATTTTTTTTTTTTGGGCAGTACCATCTTCAGCATAATATTCATTCACCTCTACGGTGAACGTTTGGAGTCCTTCGTCTGATATCGTGGTGATGACGGTACTTCTTATAAAATAAAAATTATACTTTACGTATACAAGAAAAATGTCTGTTTGTTGTTCAAAAGACTTTCCAAAAAAACCCATTCCCGGTATAGGACAATCTTTTCATGACATGTATCAAGACTTGCTGACACTCACCCAACAAATCCTTTGCGTACCAGTCATGAAAAAAATATTTGAAGAACCGTATGCGCTCACACGTGAAGAAGTCAATCAAGTGGATAGAGTTGTCGGATACTATGGAAATATTTTCTGTAATGACAGACGCAATATACCAGATACTGTGTACAAAAGATTTTTAGCGACGACCAACGATGGTCTTGTATGGGTGGATGTCTCAACCTTTGTACCACCCCTTCTCTTCAACTATACCACGTATCGACTCTTGATATCATCAAATGTCTATGAACTCACATCGCCTCAAACGGAACCGTTATTTAATGACTTTTTTGAACAGCCGTCATCCGTGATTTCAAATCCAAATGAGATTTCCATCTCGAATATACAAGAAAAATTACAATACGGTCCGTCACAGACGGTCGTCTTGAAAATAGGACTTGACCAAGAACCGTACACAGCACAAGATATACATATTGACCCTCACAATCCACCACCATATAGAGGAGAAGGTGTCTCGTACACAATAATACAAAATCACCAGACTCGAATTGAGATACAACAGGCGTTTT